ATCAGATCCTACTGGGGGGTTGCATCCTGCTGGTGGGAAATATGGTGGGAAGAACGGTGGGAAGTGTGGTGGGAAGAACGGTGGGAAGAATGGCGGGAAGTGTGGTGGGAAGAACGGTGGGAAGAACGGCGGGAAGTGTGGTGGGAAGAACGGTGGGAAGAACGGTGGGAAGTGTGGTGGGAAGAACGGCGGGAAGAACGGAGGGAAGTATGGTGGGGTAAAGGTAAATACTTTATAGGTATACTGAACAACAGATCCTCTTGGAATAACTGAACCAGAAGCTGTGCCTTGTGCAGATACAATATCATTATCAGAAAGAACTGTTCCTGGTGTAGTCTGCTCTAAATAAGTTAAACTTATATTACTTAAATTTATTCGTGCTTGAGTTTTATTAATACCTATAATATTAGGTACTGATACTTTTCTTACACCAGTCTTAATTCCATAAAATCTAGTTACCATTTTAGGCGCTCAAATCGCCCATTACAACCCAAGAGTTAGTTCCTCGTTTTAAAAGTGTCGCCGAAGACCATTTAGCTCTTAATTTTAATCCAGGGGTAGAATCTGGGGTAAATCCGCTGCCAGCGATTAAAACTTGACTATCCGATGTTTGTAAAACGTCTATTGTTGTTCCAGTTGGAAAACTTGCGCTATCTAGTATTGTTAAAGTTCCACCACCGCTCATTTCAATTAATTTAAATGCATCTCCAACTACAATTTGATAAGATCCAGATTGAGGGTTTGTTAAAACTGTCCGATTTAATTTAGAATCTAATGCTGTTTGCGTTGCTGTTGAAATTGGCTTTGCTGTATCTGATGTGTTGTCAACATTACCAAGGCCAACCATAGATTTTGTAATACCGCCAACTGTACCAGTAAATGTTGGTGAGGCAATTGAAGCATATGTTGTTGCTGCTGTAGCAGATGATAACTTAGCATCAAGTGCAGTTTGAGTAGCAGTTGATATTGGCTTTGCTGAATCTGCTGTGTTGTCAACTGATGCGAGGCCAACCATAGATTTTGTAATTCCTGAAACTGTGCCTGTAAATGTTGGTGAATCAATTGGAGCCTTTGTTCCAACTAAAGTTGTAAGTGTTGTAGATGCAGCTTCATCTGCCTGTAACGCTGCAGCTAGCTCTCCTAAAGTATCTAAAGTTGCTGGTGCTGAATTTACAATTGCTGCAACTTTTGCATCGGCATAAGCATTTACTGAAGCTGGTATAACTGAATCTAGTAATTTCCCAGAAGAATTCAAGCCAGCAAATCCGCTGGCTTGATTTCTATCATTTTCTAAAACATAATCGCCTAAAGTATTATTTAAAGATGTCGACAATGAGTCTGTGTAAGCATTAGCAGACACTAAAGCTGCGTTGGCTTTGGTTGTTGCATCTGTGGCTGCTGTAGCAATGGCTGCGTTGGCTTTGGTTGTTGCATCTGTGGCTGCTGTAGCAATGGCTGCGTTGGCTTTGGTTGTTGCATCTGTGGCTGCTGTAGCAATGGCTGCGTTGGCTTTGGTTGTTGCATCTGTGGCTGCAGCTGTGATGGCTGAGGCGGAAGAACCCAAAGATTCATAAGCAGATGCAGTTGCTAAAAGTGCACGGGAATCAGTAAAATATTTATTAGTTCCCTCTGTTACTGTTGAAGTTGTTAGTCCAGATAAAGAAGATTGTATTGCAATATTCCTATTTATTATTTCTGATGATATTGCTGTATTTATAGCAGTTGATCTGGTTGATGCTTCTGTAGAAACTTTATTATCTGTATATGCATTAGCAGCTAAGGATGCAGCAGAGATTGATGCTGAGGATGCTGCTATAGATTCTGATTTTGCTATATCGGCTTTTCCTGTTGCATCTGTTGCTGCGGAAGCAATGGCTTCTGATTTTGCAGTTGCTATTGCAGTATTTCTATTTGTAGTTTCAGACAAAATTGAAGATGATATTAATGAAGATACTGCATCTATTGCTCTTTGGTTTGTAAAATATTTATTTGATCCTTCTGTTATAGAAGATGTAGTTAATGCTGCTAATGCTGCAGATAGCTCTGCATCCATTGATATAGAATCTGGCAATTGAGATGTAGGAATTTTCCCTGTAGGACCTAGTGTAGCTAGTCCGTTTGCTTCTCCTGCTTTAAATGCATATGATGTAGTTGCATTCCATCTTGATCCATTACCAATTTTAAACTTTAGTGTGTCTGTCTCTACTCCAATTTCTCCTGGTAAAAGAATTGGGTTATTTGTTGTCCAGTTTGCTGTTGTATCTCTTCTCAGCTGAATTCTGATTGCCATTATGCTCCTCCGCCATCTATTGGAGTATCATTTCCAGTATCTCCAGAGCTTCCGCCATCCCATGATATATCTGAAGAATAAATTGTATTTCCAGATGGATCTCCGCCATCAAACAAAGTTAACTGCTGTGCTGATGGGAGAGAAACATTATCTGCTGGGGCTCCGCCAAAAACTGCATCAATTATTGGAAGTGTCAATTGAACTCCATTTCCAGAAAAATCTTTAAATGTTATTGGGTCATTAATATCAATAGTGTGTACATCTCCGTCATATGTGTGCGTGTGCAAATAGAAAGGAGTTGGGTCGTCGCTTTTAGCAATGTTAACCCATGTGATGCCATTATGAATTTTTAAGGCTTTCTCAGTTGTATTAAAAAACACATCACCAGCCGACCCTAATGGGTCGGCGGTGAGTGTAGTTAAATTAAGTAAAGACTTAAATTTTCTTGACATTTTATCCTACGATAACAACTCTGTATTCACCAGCTGTTGGGGCCGATGCAAATTTTACAGTAACTACTGAATCTGATGTATGTTGTACGTCAGCCTCTATTTGATTATAGTCTGCAGTAGTTTCAAATATCTGTACTGTAAGATCTTTTGTTCCTAGGTTATGTGTTACTGTATATGATGTTGCTGCACCATCGCCAATTGTTGTTGCATACTTTCTTGCAATATTGTGGTAGTTTCCGCCAACTTGACCAATTTGCCAAACATCAGATGTCTCGTTCCAAAGAATTTCAGCATCTGCTTCATTTCCACGCTCTACAAGAAGTCCAGCATCTGCTACAGGAGTTCCTGTTGCATTGCTGTTAAGCTTTACCTTATTATCTTCAATGTTAATCTGTGTGGTATTTACAGAGTTAACTGTTCCTATTACATTAAGGTTTCCACCTACTTGTAAGTTTCCAGTAATTTCAACATTGTCTGGCAAACCAATTGTTACTGCTGCCGACTCTCCACTATTTGGAGAAACAGTAATTTCATTAGCTGTTCCAACAATTGTTGCTACATAGTCTCCAGTTGTATCAGTTCCAAGTGCTACTGAATTCGGCTGAACTGTTGTTGTGATTGTTACGTCACCAAGATTTGTCATTGTTGCAGAACCAGTTACATCTCCTGAAAGAGTAATTACTGGGTCTTTGTTAAGAGATACAGCTCCTGCTGTAACTGTAAAATCTGTGGAGCTAAATGAAGCAACACCTTTATTTGTATAGGTTGCATCTTCTGCAGATACTGTAATTGTATTATTTGTTACTGCTACATCAATTCCTTCTCCGCCAGATACAGTTAATGTATCTGAAAGTAGATTTACTGTATCTGTTCCAGTATCTCCAGCAATTGAAAGGTTTGTGGCTACATCTGACTCGCTTGCAGCAGTTAGTCTACCCTGTGCATCAACTGTAAACGATGGAATCTTTGTTGTTGACCCATATGAACCAGCTGTTACTGCTGTGTCATTTAATTTTAGTGTTGTTGTTCCTGCTGGGTCGTTGTAAGTTGCAGTAAGTGCTGTGCCTGCTAGTACGGACGAACCAATGACATCTTGAATTACTTCAGTAGAACCAGAAGCTGGTGTCCACTCTGTTCCATTATAGAAAAATAGAACGTTTGAAACGTTGTTGTAGTAAATTTGACCTGAGACTGGATTTGATGGTGCTGATCCCAGGTTTTGAATTCTTGCATTTAACAGCTCATTCTTATTAAGGTCTAAGCTGACCGCATATTTTCTTGCCATTTCTTCTTCTCCCTTTTAAGACAGATGTGCTGTCCCTGAAAATGGTTGAGCCATTGTCAGTGTAATTTGATTTATATTGTTGTAATCTATACCAGTTTCTAGTATATCTCCTGCGCTTGTTTTTACTGTTACGTTGGGATAAAAACCCAAATTGTGCAATATTATAACGCTATATGTATTTGCAATAGGTCCAGTAACTTGTGAAAGTTCCCATGAATATCTAAATGAATAGTCCGTAGGTGGGTTATTTAAAATATAGTTTTGTGCACCTACCCAAGTCTCATCACTTGGTTTTGGTCCATAAAATCTTGTTGTAACAACATCATAAAAAAAATCACCAGTTAGTCCAAGGTTATTGGAAGGTGATCCAGAACCATTTAAAATAGTTCGTCCTCTTGGACCTTGTGGGCCAGGAGTTGATATTGTTACTTTATTTAATGTTTCTTTAACTACTACGGATTCAGCCATTATATAGTCACCGATCTATTGAGAGTCATAAAACCCTCTAGGAGTTTTATTTTGTTCCCGTTAGAATCGACAACCATAATGTCATATGACGATTTTGGATAAAAGAGTTTGTTTGTTTGAGTTGGTGTTAATTTAATAGTTAATTTACCATTTGGTCCATCAATTACAATTCCACCAGATGGAGAAGTTAAAGTTACTGCTAACTTAGCTCCACCTTTTGTATCACGTATCTGCATTTTTGCAGATGCGCCAGTAAGATCAATTGCATTGTTACTTGAATCTTTATATTCTGTAATAAAGGTAAAAGTTGCGTTTTGATCTACTTCAAAGTTCTTTTGTCCTGCCATTTGCCATAGTCTCCTAAATAGGAATACTCCTGTACTAATTTTAGCACAGGAGTATTTCTAATTGACTACTTATTAAGCCTTGTTTGTGAACCCAAAACTCTTATCGTTAGGGTTTAACGCTTTTAGGATAACGGGTGCAACTGCTGCTACTCCGCCAAGCAAAAGGTCTTTAGGATTTGTATTTCCAGTCATGTAAAGAGCAAGTGCTGCTGATAGGAATGCTCTTCCGTAGCTTGATAGTGCTGATAGGATTTGTTCCTGCATTGTTACCTTTCCATCTTTGTTTAAATCTGCTTTTGCAAATTTAGCCATATTGTCATCTCCTCGTGGGCGGGTTGCCCAGGAATTTTCGGTTTACCCGAATACTATAATTTTACCACTATGCTGAGATATCCACAAGTTCGCAGTTTCCATCAGAGCTACACGCAAGCGTAGCATTTGTAGATGTGCCGTCTTCTGTTTCATAGAAAGAAAGATCTTCCCATCGTATATTTTTTGGCATCTTGGCAAGAAGCTCTTCGTAATCTCCTTTAGTTACCTCTTGGTAGGGTGCTTGCTTGTAAGAATGGTCTGAATGGGGGAGGAAAGAAATTCCAGACACTTCATCAAAGTGCTTATATACCCATGCGCCAACTTCCATCCACTCTTCTTCTTTTACTGAAACTGTAATTGATGGCTTATGTTCACACCATGCACGTTGATAAACTAACCAAGTATTTAGATGATCTATGGCTGTTAAATCATTTCTAATAATTGCACCTTCTGGTGCTTTTACTGGAAATGAAAAAACGTATGTGTCATTTGGCTTCATGACATCATCTTCTACTGGAATACCAACCTCTTTTAGAAATACAGAAATTGGATCTCCTTTTGATCCTCTAACTGTGCGAATATAGTATGGTGAATGCCAAGGGTGCATTCCTGAAGATACTCCTACGAGCTGTGAGACTGTTCCAGAGGGCTTAACACATGTAATTGATGCAGATGGAGTAATTCCAATATTTTTTGCTTCAATTGCATTTGTCTCCCTTGCCTTTGTCCTCATTCTTTGAAGTATGTGCTCTAGTCTAAGCATGTTGTCTTTATTAATAATGTCTTCATCATATACTAATCCTCCGCCTTCTGTTAATTCAAAAGAACCAGCAGATCTAGCTTTGCCAGCAAATAGCTTGTTGCCAAACTGACCAGTTAAAGAAACTCCAAGAAGTCTTTCTTCTTCAGTATTTTCTCTCCAGATATCACGAATATAATCAAAGTTTGTTAAAGTAGATTGCCATGTTCCAAGAATTGTGGCTAACTTAACTTTGTGAGTTACTGACTCTTCATCATCATTCTCACGTATAACAACCTCAGATAGATTGCAAAACTGATACGGTCTTAAAATAATTTCAGAACAAGGATTTGTTCCATAGTGAATATTTGGGTCTCTGCCATATTTAGCCGCTTGAGCTTGTGCTGCTGCAACATTGTATATGCCTCGTTCTCCAGATTTTGAATCATATAAAGATTTCCATTCTGCAATAAATTGCTCCATATCTGGTTTACGTGAGTATGCAACAGAGTTATTTGACAATGCTCTTTGAGTATTAGATTCCCACCAATTTCCAGCTTTTGCGTGTGCCATTTCAATATCATTAATGTTTGAAAGAGAAATCATGGCTGACCTGCGAACTCCTCCAACAACAACAACTTCTCCAATTTTACACATTATGTCATGAGCTTCAATTGGCTTAAGGGCTCTGCCCGCTGCGCTTTTAAATTTTGAAATTGTAAAATCAAAAAGATTGACTAATGGTTGTGGGCCTGAAGATCTGCCGCCCATTGTTTTTAAACGAGCACCAGCTGGTCTTACATTAGTAACATCTATGGATGGAATCTTTCCGTCCCAAAGATTTTCTAGCAATGTTCTATAAGCAGTTGCCCATCCTTGCTTTGAGTCTTCAACAATTATTACATCGTTAGTTTTTTCAAATTCTAGTGGGACTGGTGGCAATTGGTTAATGTACTTATATTCAACTGAAAATCCTACACCTGTTCCACACATAAGAACATACATCGTTTCATCAAATGAGCGGGGAGAATCAACTGGTAAGAAAGCACAGTTATACCCTGCAACATTATCTCGTTCTAACGCTGATCCAGATGTCATTAAAGCTCTCATAGACGGCATAACGTTTCTATTATATACAGCATCCTTTAGATTAGATACAAGTATTTCATCTGGAACATAGTTAAAGTTTTTATTTAAATTATTTAACATAAAATTAAAATATCTATCTACAGTTTCTTTCCATGTTTCTCGCCTATTGTCTTCTTCTACCCATCTTGCATATCTTGATAAAGCAATAAAGTTTTCATATGGGTTTTCAATTGTATTTGCAGATACGCTTGTATCTATAAGTTGTAGTGGTTTTTCAGTAAAATAAGACATATACGACCTTTTCTCCGCCTTGCGGTTTTAATTTTTAGATGAAGTCCTAGTGTATCAAACTTTTATTTAGTGGTCTAGAGGTTAAAAATATTTTTGTAAATCTCACATTATGATATTTAATTATAGTCAACTAGCTTGACAATGTCTATAAATCAATGTTATGATTATAGTTCGTTATCTCTAGAGGAGGAAATGCCAATGGAGAATATAAAACAGCAGTTTAGCGATTTAGTTCGTGACTGGACAGTAATTATAGTGACAACACTATTTTTATTTTCTGGAAGCCCAGCTAATGCACTTACTGTAGAACCTTTAGTGAAAACTGAAGCCCAATTAAAGCAAGAAGTTTTAGATAGTTTTAGTAAACAAGTTTACAAGCCATCTGAAATGCTTACAGATCAAGAGTTGGTAAAATTACTTACGACTGTAGGATTCGAAGGGGTAGGCCTTAAAAAAGCTTGGTCCATAGCAAAGCGTGAATCTAATGGAAGACCGCTTGCATATAACGGGAATAGGAATACAGGAGATAGTTCTTATGGACTATTTCAAATAAACATGATCGGAAATCTTGGTCCTGCGAGACTTGAGAAATTTGACCTAAAGAGTAACAAGGAGTTATTCGACCCAGTAACAAACGCAGAGATAACGTACTACATGACTAATGGCGGCAGTGATTGGTCAGCTTGGAAGGGTTTAACCCCAAGAGCTAAGGAATTTTATTTAAAATTTCCGACAAAGTAAAGGAGATGGGATGAAGGTACAGTATGTATCAGCCTACATCTCCATGTCAGAAGAAGGGTTGGTTGAAAAGTTTTTATGCCCAGTAGACCAATCCATTCTTTTTTCAAACCAAAACCTTTCAGACGAGATATACTTATATTGCTTAGAATGTGATTACACTAAAAATATAGGAATTTCTACATATGAAGAAATAGTTAAGGCGGTTAAAAGAAATGCAAAAATGTGATTCAGTTTCCTGTACATGTGGTACAGAATCAAAGCCTATGCAGATAACAGACAGTATGGGGAGAGAAATTTTTTGGGAAGATTTGGGAAGGCCAAATGAGTGACGAGCAAGTAAATTTAGAAGATAACCTACCCATGGTTAATTATATTATGTTACACCGAATATATGATGTGCTTACGTTAATTGCAAATAACTTGGCGGGTAGTGAAAGTACAGAAAAAATGGTAGAATATCATAAACAGGGCTATCTATTAGGACCAGACCCTTCATACACTCCAGGAGAAGAAAATGAATAAAGACAGAGATTCAGTAATTGAATTAATGACCAATGTTTATCAAAATGGTAATACAATGATGTGTTTGCAAGCTGGAATGTCAGCAGAAGACACAACAGAAAAGGTTACTCAAAGTAGACCAGCAGTTCAATATTTAATGAGCGCAATTTTTGACAAGCTAGACGAAAACAATATATTAGTTGAAGAATAAGTGATATAATTGATGTATGACACCTAAACATTTTGGTAAAGTAATGCAAACTCCATACTTTAGAATGGATCAGCAAGTTCTGTCAAATTGTAAGTGTCTTGAGTGTAGAATAGAAAACCTTTTTATTAAATTTTTTAATAGAAAGAGAACTAAATAGTATTACGTAAGTTGAGATAAAACTCCTTACGTATGCACGTAAGTGCTAAACCCATTCGGATCCGCCTCTGAGTGGGTTTCTTACTTTCCTAAAGTTCTTTTAAACCAATATTCTTTATCAAATACAAAGCCAGTTGTCATATATCTAACACCATTAGTTACTTTTTTAATTCCGTGTAAATACTCTTCTCCTCCTGGATGAGATATGAGCATTCTTGCTTTTGGCTTTAAAGTTATTCCTTGATTTGGATACATAATCTCTCCACCTTCAAAATTATCATTATAATACAGTACATAACCCCTAGTTACATGAAGACTATCTCCTCCATCATGAGTGTCTGTATGGGGAGGTAGAGCCCATTTTTCATTTGGTCCGCTATTAATAGTCATTCTTTGAATCATGTCTACCGCATTGGCCATTTCGTTATCGTTATTCATAGTTGCTATAATTCTTAAATTTATTTTAGATAAAGTTTCTTTTGCGCTTTCTGTTAACTCTGATTTGTTGCCATTTTCAAAAGCTCCTGGGTCTCCAAACCAGCAGTCTTCGTTTATACAGTCATTCATTATTATTGAACACTCTTCTTCGGTTATGAAGTCTTCTATCTTCCATATATCACCAGATATGTATTCTTTATTTAGTTCCATATGATTACTCTATCCCAATTGGTGTTGATATAGTGAAAGTGCGAAAAGTGCGGCGCGGAAGAAGAACCTCATATATCTCATAAGTCTTCTGTAGCCGATTTAAGCCATTTTGAGGATGCGACCCATACTCAGACATCAAGAACGCCTCTTATGTGGGCTATAAGGCTTCTAGAATATTCTTGGTTTAAATGAGCTCCATCATCTGTTTCGTTTTCTGTTAGATTAAATGAAGATATGATGTTATTTTGTATAGATATTGTTTCTGCACCTTCACGCAAAATTTTAACAAAGTTATCATAAGCTTCAATAATATCTTCCCTTGAATAAACAAACTTATAGTCTTCTATTGGACATACAAAGCTTTCTTCAGGAATTGGGACGGGCTCAAGAAAAATGACCCTACACTTAAAGTGATCCTTTATACGGTTTATATATGCTTGTACCAAGTACATCTCATTTTTATGTCCTGGTAGATGTCTTAATATATCTTGATCTCCCCAATGTACAATTACAATGTCGTCTTCTTGTATGTCAAAGCCTTCTGACATCTTTTCTAAAATACTTGGATCTTCTACAGTTGTCCATGCAGCCGAAGGTATGAGCCAAGAGAATGTAATTTCCTTTAACTTAATATTTCCATAAAATGGCTCAGGACTGGCGGAATTAAAAGATCTCCACTTTAAGGTATACGGATTACCATAGTATTCAAGAGATGCTGCATAGTTAGATACATGGGAGTTTCCAAACATATAGATCTTTGACATTAGGATATATCCTTATCAATGTCTTCATTTAGATCAAAATCAAAGATTTCTAAATCCCCCGCCAAATTTAAAATTTGATTTAGCAAAGCACCTGAAAGTACAAGAGTTGCAAGCAGTCCTAACATTTTCCACATTTTATTCATTTAATGGTCCATTCTCTCCAGTTGCTTGAGCTTCAGTAATTTCATTTATTGGTTGACCAGAATTAACATCCTCATATACTAGACCTTTATCCCTAAGCTCTTTAACTCTTCTATCGTATGCAAAAGCTGTTGTTACATATCGGACTGCATCACTAGTTACTGGATGTACCCCATGGAAGTATCTTCCAACTCCTGGATGTATAAGAAGATCTCCTTTTTCCGACTTATATTCCATTGGGATTTTTGGATAGTATATCTCTCCGCCCTCAAAATCACTTATATAGAGAACAAACGATAGTTCTACAAAATTGTTTCTGCCCATACTTTCTGTTGGATTATCTGAATGCTCAAACATGCCTTCTCCTTTTTGCATTCTATGGATAGAGGCCATATCGCTGAGAAACCAGTCTTCTGTAAATAACTTTGCTATTTCTTCTTTAATATCAATAAAGGTTTTAATTATTCTGTCGTTTTCAGCAGCAAACAAAAATTTGCCATGCCACCATTCTCTTTTATTTCTTTCCCACCATTTTTCTTCTGGCTGAGATTCAGCATACTCAACAAGTGAGTCGCAAATTTCATCTGAGATAAAGTTTTTAATTACCCAGACGTTTTCTTCAATCTGTGTAAAATTAGGATGAAGTTTGATTAAATCGTAATTAAACATTTCCATTTTATATACTTAACAAAACAAACAAAGCTACTATAATAATAGTGACAATAAGAAACTTGATCTTCTTATGTCTTGGCCATTCATCTGGCACTCTTACTTCATTCATATTTCCTCCAAGTAGGGATACTGGGATTTGAACCCAGAATCTATTGTATATAAGACAAGTGCTTTAACCAAATTAAGCTATATCCCCTAGGGACTAGCGTATTATGTATGAAACAGTACCTAGGATAAAAACTATTACTGCTACTACGGCTATTGCAAATATCGTATTCATGTATCTATTGTACTCTATATTCTAGTCGACTGCAATATTCCAAGTTAGATGAATATCTATATCTACTTCATCTTTATGAAATTCTCCATGCTCTGCTGGAAAACATGCAAGGTTTACTTTGTCTAAATTTTTATTTACAACATTTGTATACATTTCTGGTCCTGTAGCTAATATCCATACAAAGTCTGGAGTATTTTCGTATATGCTATTTGATATCTCTTTTAGTTTTCTAAACATCTCTTCAATAATTTGTCCTAGTACTGGATCCCCTGCTCCCGCCATAAATACTGCCTGTGTAAAGACATCTCTTATTGCACCGTTTGTTTCATGCTCTACGCAAACATTGAGTTTCCCGCTAAATTCTATAGGATAAGACTTTAAAAACATTTTGCATGGGAAACACTCTTCTCCGTGCATGCCATCTTCTGAGTAGATGCTATCCATGTCTGCATATATACCGCCATATTTATATACAACTAGGTATCTCCAAATATCTGCCCTGTACATCCCTGGCTTTATTGAATTATATATAGTTAGGTATTGAGGATAGAATTCTTTTATAAAATTTTCTACATCTATGTCTGAAAAGTATCTGTACTCCCAACCTGGCAAACCTTCTATCCAGGTTTTAGAGTTTTTTAGATATATCTCTGGCAGGTCTTCATATTTAAACTTATGTGTCTGCCATATTATTTTTTCAACCATATGATTAATTATATCAGTATTATTCTAGTTGACTATTATTTTGAATATAGTAAAATGTTAATAAAATATTTTTTTTGGTTGTATCACTTGATCTTAGGTCTTAGGTCTTACTATATATTTAATATTTATTATTTATTGATTTACTGACCCCCCGACCCCCCTAGAAAAATTATACTATTTATATTTTCGATGTCAAGCTTTTTCAGATTTCAGAAAATGTTAATATATTTTTATCTTGTACGATACACACTATTTTAATGTCCGTTTTGTCTAGATAGACCGCACATACATGCCTAAATGTGACCTATCTCACTAACTATTTTTTTAATTTGTCCCTAATGTCCGTTTTGCGAGTTGAAATTTGTCAGACCCCCATGATAGTCTTAAGACATAAGAGTTAATCAAGGTGATTAACAAGAAAGGTAGTCAAATGATTACACTAAACACAATGTGCCGAGAGCACAACCCTATGAAGTCTGCTATCTCAGAGGTGTTGGATACTCAATACACTTTCTGCCAAGATTGCGAGCAGAACATAGAGCGTTGGTATGATGATACTGACCCTGAGCGTCTGCCTATGTGGACAGAATGGCGTGTGAGGTAACTCACACCCTAACCCTCTCGCTATACGGCGTGTCGGCTTGATAATGTCAGCCCTATACGCTACAATTCCACTATAACTACTAACGAAAGAATAACAGATAATGACTATCACATACTCACTATGGGACGGCGCTCAACTACTAGGCGCAGGGTTCACCGCTAAGAGCGCAGACGAAATGAATAAGGTCGTAGCAGACCTGCAAAAGGTTTCTAAAAATGTTGTAGCACACATGCGAAAGGTAGAACAGAACTAATGTCATACGCATACTCATACGCTACAAATAGCATAGACAAATACGAGTCTATCCAATCGTCTGTATCAGACGCATACGCATACCTAGATGAGGTAGATGAAGAACAACCTCCACTAGATGACTTTGATGATGTAGATGATGAAGAACTAGCAAAAGTATTCGCACTAAGTTGGGATAACTAATGAATAGACTAATAACTACACTAGTACAGATAGCCCTTCTAGTACCCGCCCTATACATGGGGCGCATGATGTGGCGTGAGATCGTAGCCGATTTTAGAGAGTGGGATAACTCACACTAGGCTAACGGCGTGTCGCCTTGACATGGGCGATAGCTGCCCCTACGAAGTGTGGGGGCTGTGGATAACTTACGTATGTCTGTGGAAAACCCTTGAATTTTGTGATGTTTATCACAAAAAAAGATTTATCAAAATACGGCGTGTCGTGTGGTAAATGTCAGTCCCCTCTGCTATAATTCCTACTATAACAACAACGAAAGGTCGTTAAAATGACACTTGAAGAATACAAGGCGCACGTTGAGGCGCAACGCAAGGCTAGCCTATTAAAGGCTATCGCAACAATGTCAGAGGCTAATGATAAGATGTCCTCTCTATTCAATACTAAGGAGGCAGAATAAATGGGTTATGTAGAAATCTTTCGCATAGATGATGAGGGTGCTGGCTGGGTAGATTTATCCGAGGCAACACCCGATGAATTATTCAACATTGAATTAGGATTACTAAATGAAGGGGCGTTTGAATAATGGCTAGTAATTGGACAACATTCGCAACTGTAAGAGATTACCCTAGCGGGCTAATGAATGAATGCGTATGCGGGCAAGTAGTCCTTGCGCCAAAAACACGACACGAGAATTGCGAGAATAAATAAATGAAAAAATACACATTCGGCGTTTGGTTAGACATAGACGCAGAGGACGAAAATCAAGCGTTATCTTTATTTGATAGCGTTGTGAAAAATACTTTTGTTTCAGATTCTTATTGTTTTGAATGGAAAGAGGTTGCAGATGAAATCGCAATTTGAAATTGATTTAGAAATCAAAGAAAGTTTTATTGATTTACTAAATGATGTTTATCCAACTGTAAAAATTGGTTATTCAACTTTTACTCCCGCCGAGATTTTGGAATGTTGCGACCCTATCGCATTTTCAATTGGGCTTATTGAACACGAGGATTATCTAGCAGAAATGGAAAATGAATGAGCGACTTATTTGGATTTGAAAAAACAATTCAATTAGATCATCTTAACGATGAGCAAATAAATCAGCTAGATGAAATTCTAAAAGATTTTCAATAACTAGCGGCGTGTCGACTTGACAAAGTTGATCCGCCCGCAAAGGCACGGGGTCGGGCGTGTCGTTATGAAAGAGTTATAAAAACCCTGGAATTTTACGGCGTGTCGATTTGACAGACAAAACGGACATTTTTATGTGACCTTTATCACACGACTTGAGCGTCTTATTATGTGGAATTACTGGCTAGTAATGTGAAAATGTCAGACCCATAGGCTATAATTGCTACTATCAACAAACGAAAGGTGACAACTAATGTCAGCAAATGTCTATACTGTCGAAGATTTACTTATCGGCAAAATGTACCGCTCTCGCTCAGTAGAGGGAGAGATTATCTCAGCAGAAAAACACCCAGCCTGCCTACACTATGACGGCGCGGAAGCGTATCGTGTAGAGGTACGCCCTGTTTATTCTACAACTAGCGGAAAATCAAAATGGTTTGGAAATACTACTTACCGAGCCGTTGCCGTAAAGGTAGGTGACTAAATGATTAAAAATTATTTAGATGAAAACGAGTTTTATTTTATTAAAGATGAAATGAAATTTCATTGTGATGAAAGCCAATTTATTTATGTGTGTAAAGCACACGGCGAACAAATGGGTTGCTATTTCTGCGAATTTGATTACTCAAAAGAATGTGAGTGTGAAGCGTGATTAACTCAGTAATGCGAATAGATTGCTCAGAGTGTAACTCAACAGGTTTAATTTTTTTCGGAAACGAAAATGATTTCGATGTCGAAACTTGCGATTGCGATTTCGGCAAAGAACAAGATTTATTTTTTAACTAACGAAAGGGAAACTATGTACCAGATTACTTTAGCCTATGATAGCCAGCCTATCCACTGGAATAAAAACTATGTAGACGCTTTAGAAGCGTTCACCGATTTTTTAGCGTTCACCGATTGGGGATTTGCTAATGAATACTCAACTGTAAATTTACAAATGCCAACTGGCAAAATGTATACAAAAACTTTTTATCGTGAAGGTCGAAAGGTCGTAACAAAATGATGACTCGCAAAGACTATGTGGCAACCGCTGAAATCTTAAAGTATGCCAGCGATAAAACTCACCCTGCCTTATTTTCTAAAATTGTAAATGATTTCGCAGAGATGTTTGCGAAAGATAATGAGCGATTTGATGTAAGCAGATTTCATGAAGCGAGTGGGTATCATGTCCCAAAATTCACTTCGAGATAAAGTAAAGCGTATTCAGGAATTGCGTCGCAGTAATGCGGCGCAACCTGTACGCAATAAAAAAAAGTATTTTAGAAAAATAAAACACAAAAAGAAAATTGATCTAGAATAATGTAAGGGCGGCCCCTAAAGGAGAGGGGTCCAAATGTGAATTACGACACATTTTAAAAAGCTCCTGAAAATGCGGCGTGTCGATTAGTTTTTGTCAGTATATTCTGCTATACTTGCCATTCAACCAACGAAAGGTTCAATTATGAACAACTGTATCGCATGCGACCAAGAAACTACCCAATTTGTAACCGACGACGGGGAATACTATTACCCAGTATGTGGAGAGTGCTACTAATGGAACAATTTACTGTTGCTTGTCTTAACTATGAAATTTGCGGGGCTCAAGAAATTTTCTATTCTGATGAAGATTATGAAGTCTATGGTGATGACTATACCTGCGCTGAATGCTATGCGTCTGAGGAAATGGAATTCTATGAACTAACTGGCTGGGCCGACTCCGACGCCCTTGCTTCCGCTGGCCACGGTATGGATGAGGATTACTAATATGTCAGACCTAACCGCTATAATTACCCCTATGAAATTGAAACGCTCTAACGATAGAAAGGTGGCTAACCTTGTCACAAAAAATGGAAAGCAAGCCGCAATTGCTAACACTTTCGGATTACCTGCTGGAAAGGCTTACTCGTGCCCTGGTGCCACTAGTATTTGTGAAAGCGTTTGCTACGCAGGAAAACTCGAAAAGTTATTCCCTGGAGTAAAAACTAATCTGCTACACAATTGGGAATTGCTACGCAATGCCGATATGGATACAATGCTTATTCTATTAGATGAGATGATTGTTGAATTTATTGCTGATTGTGAAAAGAAAGGCGCCCCTAAATTATTCCGTATACACTGGGACGGAGATTTCTTTAATGATATTTATACATACGCATGGAAAGTAATTATTTCTAATCATCCTGATGTTCAATTTTGGGTTTATACACGAGTAAAGTCTGCAGCGCTTATTCTAAAAGATGTTACTAATCTTTCACTGTACTATTCCACGGATGATGAAAATAAAGAAATAGCATTCGATTTGAAAACTAATTCCAAGGTCCGCCTGGCCTATTTGGGAAAGACATTCGCTGCAACTGAAGACACAATGAAAGAATTGACTGGCAAGCCTGGCGCTAAATGCCCTGAGAATATGAAAAGTATTCCACTTATCTCTAGTAATGGATCCGCATGCGTTTCTTGCGGTCTCTGCGTTTACGGAAAAGCCGACATTAGATTTTCTGCGAGTAAAAAATAATGGCAGAATTAATTGGTACCGTGATTGGATTTATACTATGCAGTGTACTTGTATTACCAATACCTATAGCAATATGGGCAGTCCTAAAATCCTTTTAGGGCTCCGCCCCCAAAAGAGAGGGGTTATCCACAGCTTTAAGTAAGTTATCCACAACCCCTGGAAATGTGAGTATTATCACAAAAGCTGCGACACGCCGAGAATGGATTAGGTAATGTCAGTGCTATACGCTATAATACTCTTATACCAACAACGAAAGGCAAAAAATGATAGTAGAACATAGTCTAAAGTTCATAACTGAGTTTGCAGAAGGCCATCCAGTTACTCACCAAATGCAAATGCTTGACGAGTCAATGCGTGTGCAAATGCTTGAAGGAATGCTAAAAGAATTGGTAGGCTCTCGCTTAGGTCCTATCCTTGATGAAATAAATAAAAATGGTACTTATGCAATTCTAAAGGTGGCTAACTAATGGGATACAATACAGCACTAGATTTATCTACTGAGTTAGATTTAGAAATGGCTATTTCTATTCATCTACAGAGTAATCATTACCCGCCCGTTCCATTATCTATGGTCGAACCATGTATCGAGGCTATTGACGCATACTATGACGAGGACTATGATAAATTGATCGAAATGCCCGAAGGCGTATCGTATCGAGGAAGCACCCACGCACCCGCTCACGCAATTATAGACCAGCACCATCTCCACGCTTGGCTACCTGAAAGTGACTAAGGTCACATAATAACATTCTCAAATAATGAGATAGGGCTAGACTAATGTCAGACCCCAATGCTATACTACTAACCTAACAAAGAAAAGAGGCAATAAATGACAATAGATAATCATCTCTATCAGGTGGGCGATTTATTCACCACACTAAAGTCAAAGAAAACAGGTGTGATTAAAGAAATCCACCCACAGGCATCTGGCTCGGTGCGTGTGCTACTAGAAATGCCAACAAAGGAAACTCGTTGGACTTCGGTATCTGCTAAGGCACTATTAGGCGCATAGCCTAAAAGCAGGGGGGTCGCAGAAATGTCAGACCCCTCTGCTATACTTACAACTTAATAAACCACTAACCCACCTAACGAAAGAGGAAACACATGGCTAGAAGCAAAGCAATCTCAGTTAAAATTGCAACACCAAAGGTAATCAAGGCACTAGAAGGCGCACTAGCAAAACTAGAACTTGACTACACATCACAAGAAGCCAACGAAGCAAAGTATGAAAAGGCTCGTAAGGCTTGGCAGAAGGAACTTGTTGATTATGCAGTAGCAAACATCAAGAAGGCAGAAAACTTCCGCACTAACTTCCGTTCTTGGAATAATCAGTTAAACATTGACTTCGACCTCACAGTATCAGAGAAGGACTTGCCTAAAGAGCCTATCAAGGATTTTGAGCAAATCTCTATCTACAACTATCGTGAGCAGAAAGAGGAAATCTCTAACGCAATCCGTATCTTGCAGATGACAGATGAGGAAACAGTTTCCACATCAACTTATCAAGCGGTTGCTCGTTATCTCTAAATAAACCAACGACCTGAGTAAGTCGCCAAACTGCTCACACTTCGGTGTAACTACTAACAAAGGCAATAAAATGAAAAATCGTTTTCGTGTAGAAATTTATGACGCAAACAAGTTAAATGATTTAACTATCTATTCAGATAGCGGAGTCGATAAAGAATATTTAACTGAATTAGTAATTAGTAACATCAAACAATTCAGCGGACGTGTTAATGCTTATGCTTATGACGCACAGAAAAAGAAAAAGATAACAGCAATGTTTTTTGATGAAGACACTGTGCACAAACTAAAAAGCAAAATTCAAAGCGCTGCACGTATAAGCTTTAAACTAGAGTAGAGCTGGGATCTCCCAGTTCTGCCCCCAAAGGTGAGGGGTTATCCACAGGCTTACGAGTACTTGTGGATAACCCTGGAATTTTGTGAGAATGATCACATGTCACAATTTGGACAAATGAGTGTTTAATCTAGACAATGTCAGTGGCACCTGTTATACTTACAACAATAACCAATCGAAAGGAAATAAATTCATGGCTCATAATCTAGAAATGGAAAACGGCGAAGTTGCTTTTGCTCTTCGTGGTGCACCTGCATGGCACAATCTTGCTAACCGAATCTTTACACAAGATGAGGAAGTAACTACACAGACAATGCTTGAAGAAGCAAAGTTGGCTAATTGGAATGTTCGTCTATCTCCAATCACTGAGCATATTCCAGAATCTTGGAATGATGTATCTACCGCATCTCTTGTAATTCGTGACAACCCATTCAACAAGGGAACAGATGTTCTTGCAACAGTTGGAAAGCGTTACAAGCCAGTGCAGAATGAAGAATTATTTGCATTCGCTGATGCTATTCATGATGCTAATGCTGATTGTCGTTGGGAATCTGCTGGCTCTCTTAAGCAGGGCAAAGTTGTATTCGGTACAGTTGATATTCCTCGCACAATGGTGCTTGACCCACAAGGTGCTAATGATGCAACAAAGTTGTATCTAATCGTATGGACATCTCATGACGGGTCTGTTGCTGTTCAAGCAGCGGTTACTCCTGTTCGTGTTGTATGCCAAAACACTTTGAATCTTGCAATGCGTAATGCAAAGCAATCTTTCAAGATTCGCCACACGCAATCTGTTGAAGGTCGCATTCAAGTTGCTCGTGAAACTCTTGGGCTTGCTCTTGGTTACTTTGATGAATTTGAAATCGAAGCAAAAGCAATGTTCGAGCAATCTATTACTGATGCTGAATTCTCAAAGTTGATTCAGTCAATTTATCCAAAGCCTGAAAAAGATGCTAAGGGTGCAATTAAGAAGTGGGAAAACAAAGTTGTCCTGCTTGATGATTTGTATCACAACTCACCAACCAATGCCAATATCAAAGGCACAAAGTGGGGTGCGTTTAATGCACTTACTGAGCGTTTAGATTATTATCGTTCAGGACGTGGAAATGGTGAAACTCTTATGGCAGGTGCATCAGGGTTTGACCCAGTTCTTACCGCTGAGAAAAACAAAATCAAGAAATTGGTTTCTGCTTTCTAAATAAATAAAATCCTGAGCAAGATTTAAAACTGCTCACATTTTTTATTGGTCTGTTAGCTCAGTTGGTTAGAGCGCTACCCTGTCACGGTAGAGGTCGACGGTTCAAGTCCGTTACAGATCGCACCGCCCTCAAAGGTAAGGGGGTTAAAAATGTGTTACGAGTCACAAAAAATTTTCCTGGAATCCCTTGTAAATGTCAGTGGCCTCGTGTATAATTCTCTTCATGACCAACGAACTAGTATCAAGTAAATATACATTTGTCTGTGACCCAGATGAATGTGATTGTCTAATTGAATTAACATCATCAGATGGATTTGGATTCCCATCAGGTGTGACAGAACTCACATGTCCATGTGGCCGTAAGACAACCTTATTGTCAGTGGAGCATGCTACAATTGCACCAACAACAACGAAAGAGGAAAAAATGGAAGATACAACAACACCTGCAGTAACAGTTCCCGATACATATAACTCCAACCTATTGGTTACCTACAAAGTAATCCGTGGTTATTCAGATGCAGAATATGCAACTGATAAGGTTGCATCTATCGAGTGGGATTTACATAATGGACGTCAATCACAGAAGCGTGTAACTACTCTGCTATCTCAGATTGATGCAGTCAAAGAAATTATCTGCGAGGCATATGCTGATTCAGGTGACCAAGATACACTTCGTGAAATTGCTGAAGCGCTTTCAATTGAACTAATCAAAGAAGTTCAGTTTACTGCATCTGTTGAAGTTAGCGGAACATATTCATTCAATATTCTTGAAAATGACTATGATATGGACCTTGAGTCAGAAGTTACAGATGCTCTTTATGCTGATTCAAATAACGGTAACATCACAATTGATGACACCGAAGTATGTAATGTGCGTGAGTGCTAATGTACTTTGAACTTACCGCTCCTACTCAAGTAGCCTTTGCGAGGGCTACTTGGGAAGCAGAGTTGCTTGGATTAGACCCTGAACAATGTGGACCGTTGACTTTCAACATCGGAACTGGTAGTATTGAGAAGGTAAGTCGCATTCGTGACAAGTATAACTTAACTGAAAGTTACTGGTCAGACAGAGAAGCGACAGGATATAAGGAGAAGTAATGTCAGATTATAAAGATGGTTTTCAAGACGGGTATAAGTTTGCTCGTGAAGAACTGATGGAGAAATTATCAGAGATTGATATCGCCGACATCGATTCTTGGATCCTTGACCGTCTTTCAGAAATGATTGAAGGTGGAAACCTATGATGGCTGAATGGCTTAAGTGTGATCAATGTGCAGCGCAAGCTATGTGGGAAGCAAAGAAAGATGCAATGTCCCTTTATTTTTGCGGACATCATAAAAACAAACAGGGCGAGTCTCTTGTGGACTGGGCCCATGAAATGGTACAATTACTCAACTACGAAAAAGAACAACAATTAGAAACGGCGGAATAAAATGGGAAATAGAGCAAACTTTGGATTCAGAGATTCTAAGGGCGAAACATTATATCTATATGGACATTGGGCGGGCTCAGAGATGCTGCACCACTTGGCCACTGCAGTAGCAAAAGCAGAACCACGGTGGACGGATGAGGCATATGCTACACGTATATGCATATCTCAATTGGTTGCACAGGAATGGGAATCAGAAACAGGCTGGGGTCTTTATATTAATCATATTGGGGACAACGAGCACAAGGTGCCTGTGATTGATTGGTCTAAGAAAACATTTACACTGTATGAAGAGGACCTATCTCAGGTAGTCTTCTCGCTGCCAATTGATAAATTCGTAGATAAATACAGTCGACTAGTTATGGTATAATTGGACCTAGGACCTTGGTCCTGGTTTTAATATAGAAATGAAATGGTGCGTCTAACTAGTCTGCGGGCCAGGCGCTAAGTAAAGCGGTTTATTTCTTTCGTTGGAAATCAGCAGCCATATTCATACCCCCCAGCTTTTAGCTGGGGGTTTCTATTTGCCCACAAAGGCTGAGGGTATTATAATTTGTTTACGACGTCAATATAAAATCGCCTGAATTTCTGTGATCTTGACCACAAAGCTGAATCATGTGGCATGTATCACATGGCAAATCTATTCCATTTGTCAGTGGTCTAGTCTATAATTAGAACATATCAACGAAAGGATATAAAATGCCAAATTGGGTATTTAATGGATTAACTATAGAAGGTAATCCTGAGCAAGTAAAATCTTTAATCAAGCAGATGAATAAGCCATTCGTTTATTCTATTACTGCAGTAGGTGATTTATCATATGATGTTAAGCAGACTAAGTATGTTAATCCTATCTTTGCTTTTCATAATATCTATAACTATAGAGATGCTGGTATTACTGATGAGGTATATCATGGACAACCTCCTCGTTCCACCGATTTTTCTGAGGCAATGAAGTTTGAGACCAATGACTGGTATAACTTTAATGTCCGTGAGTGGAGCACTAAATGGGATGTAGCCGTATCAGAAGATAATCTTTATCCTGATACAACTATCGAGGAAGCAGAAAATGGCGAGAACTATGTAGTCCATTATAACTTTAATACTGCTTGGTCTCGTCCAATAAATGCTTTGCTTAAACTATCTGCACAATACCCTAATTTACTTATGACTTTATCTTATGAAGAAGAAACAGGTTGGGGTGGGGAGTTAGAGATGCTTCGTGGAGAAATTATCTCAGAATCAGAATACGACAACCAATGTCGTGATTGTGATGCCATTAACCAAATGGAATACTGTGAAGAAAATGACTGTGGCGAAATCTGTGGCAATTGCCACTGGCTTGGCGAGGCAGACCTAGAGGCTGTAGCAATTTGTCAGACCCATAAGATATACTTAGACACTAAAGTACCCGAATATAGAAAGGCGGAAGCATAATGGAAGCATTTACAGATACAGTAGGAGAACATATCCTTGGAGCAATTCAAGTAGATATTGAGCAACACCTATTTGAACAATGGAACAGTAAAAATTTAGATGAGGGTAGCGATTATGCGGAATGGCAATTCATGTCATTTGCTCCTGATAACTTAAAACAATCATACAATGAATATTATGGCTATATTGAGGGAGACGAATACTGCTTATGATTACTACACAGGAACTAATTAATTATATCTATGATGACAACTTAATTCATTTTGATGACAGAGACACATCTGATGATTGTGATTGTCACATTCATATAACATTAAACACTATGGTTAAATATATGGAGGCAATAGAATGTTAGGTTACGAAATATCTGATATAAATATGATGCTTGCCACTATTAATATTGCTTGTAAACAATTAGGCAATTCAGGCATTTCCAAGGGATTAGAAGAAGTATCTAGTTTCTTAGAAGGATTATGGGCGGAGGGCTATTTTGACTAAGTCATCTCAATTCCTGGAATATATGAAGATTCATTTAATTAGTCTTAACCAGGACTTAGAGGATGCAAGAAACAATGAACCTTTAAATGAGGATGAATACTGGGAATCAGATTCATTCTATATGGGAGCAATTGATGCAACCGAACATTTATTGTCAGTGGCAACTGATATAATGAACTCTACTAGCGAAAGGTATGAATAATGAATGCAGAAGATATTGGGCTCCCGCCCCATTTGCAACGCATGGTCAATGCTGGAGTATCAGGCCTTGACATCATGCACGGGGAACTAAAGAATCTAATGTTCATTGCTGAGCAAGAACTTTCAGACGCACAAGCAATTGAAGATGAATCAGAAGAGGCAATGGATTCCATGGCACGTACTGAGGCAACGGGACGACTAGACGCCTTGGTTGAACTATATCAACTAACTTATCAATTGTCATTTGCTATTGGTGAAGCATATGACCGAGAACTGAAAGCGGGAATGAAATGAAACCTGAAGATAAAGATAAACTAAACGAATGTATTGACATCCTAAGCACCACCGACCTAGGTCTCTCCTTGGTTTGGCTATGGACATGGGACGTCATCAAGTACAAAATGGAAGACGGGGACTACACCTGTACAGTAACAGAAGAACAGATGTGGGACCACCTGTGTGAGGCTGTAGAGGCTGGGCAAGGCTTCTCTCTAGAGTACGGTGCAGAACAACACAACGAAGATGTACATGATTGGATGTTAAACCGTGGGTACCTTGTGGATCCAGAAGAGGAAGAGGACGAAGATGAAGATGAGTGACAGGTACGTGAACGATCAATTAGATAAAGCCCAAAAGCTCCTGTGGGGTGGCAGCGAAACCGAAAACATTGAGGCCCATAACATCATTGCTAAATTAATTAAAGATCGTATTGAACAAACTAATTTAACATAAGGGCAGAAAAAGTTGCTTACGGTAACTATTTACAAATCCGTGAAAAGTTGCTATAATTAAATCAAACCAATTATCTTGAAAGGATAAAAACAAATGACAACAAAGCGTGAATATCTAAAAGCTCAGGGCATTACAGTAGGCGTTCGTGGACGTTTCTCAGGTGCAGCAAAGGTCGCCCTCCAAGAGGCAGCAACCAAAGGAATTGTCTTTACAGCAGAGCCAGTTAACAAGGCTAAGTAAGGACCCAAGTGTGGGGCTGGCGATAGCGGTGGGATCCGTGGGCATTGCCAGCCCTGCTTCATTTTGGTATAATAGACAGTTAACGAAAGGCGGAAAATGAGTAAGTCAAACGAAATCAAGTTAGCAGAACAACTGATTAATCTAACAGAAGACCATTGGTTCAATCCAGCAATCATGGCTCGATACATGGCTAATCAACCGTACTACACATTAGATAGATTAATGGAACTGGTAAGTCAGGTCATCAAGGAGGTATCGCTTCGTCACGGGAACAACGATTATGACGGGGTGGAATCAGAAGGAACCTATCTAGCCAATGAACTAAACGAAGCAATCAAGCAAATACAAGAATACAAGGAGTTTGAGTTTCTTAAACTTCCTAAAACAAAGGCGGAACTATTCAAATCAATACCTCAGTCCTATAGGATACAAAGAGAGTATGAGGAGAAGGAATTCGATGAAGTTAATTTAATCAATTAGGCATATACAATGAATATGAGCATGCCTGGTTAGATAGATAAACATATCTAGCCCAAATTATCCACAGGATTATCCACATCCTGTGGATTTTTTGCATGTGTGGGCATGAGGGCAAATTTTTTCGTTTACGACCACATGATCAAAATCCCTGAAATTTATAGCTGAGGGAAAAATTTTCTATTTACGAAGGCCTTGACAAAATCCCTGAAATTTGCTACACAATATGTCTAAATGATTTAAGATACATATAGAATGTCGACAAATGTGTAGAGAATATGGCAAAATAGATCAAAATTCCTCATGAATTCTATTGACAAATATGGATCAATATGCTGCTATATATGTCCAAATTGTCCTATTGACATTACGCCCATCTGTATGTTATGCTCAATTACATATGTATGTTTATATAGATATAACTATAGTATATGATATGTTGTTTATAGTATAAATTCTCCACTATGCTCCACTTTACTCCACTAAATAAGCCTCTAGGAGGCTGATAGAAAGGAGATAAAAGGGAGGGGGATATAGGAGTTAGGAGCTAATTTATTGCAATGGGCTCTTATTCTTAGATGGTCTTCTAGACCAAGATGAAGCCTTATTTGCATTAGTTCCTCTAGATGTAGACTCTATTAGGGCTTTATTCTTATCTAATGCTTCTTGGGCATATTGAAGCTGTTGATCCCAATTGAACTTCCGTTTTTTTGCCATTACTTGCTGTTCCCGCCTTTCAACAATTATGAGTGCATCCACAATCTGGACACTCTTCGCCTCCAGCAGATTTACAATCATCGCACCAGTCTGGTGGATTTTGTTTATATCCTGGTATTTTTGCTTCAGCCATATAATATATTATACTATATTTATAGTATCCTAGTCAACTAGGTTATGCTCTATCTTACTGAGCATTCCAGACACACAAATGGGTCATCATTAGCCTTATAAAATAGGATCAGACATTTGCTACATGCTACCTTATATGGCTCAGTTTTAGCAAACTTATTATATGATGATTCGAATTTATCCATAGCTTATCTCAGTGTTTTACAGCCTAGGCAATAAAATGGGTTACGCATATCATCCATATGGATCACAAGAGTTTGAGCACATTTGCTACAGGTAGCCTGCATTAGGTTATGCTGCTCTAAATCATAGATTGAGACTTTTAGAGTCTTAGTATAATATACCTTAGTTAGGTACCATGTAAGTGCTATTAGTATTATAGTTATCATTGTTCTATTATATCATTTCTTCTTGGTTCTATTAAATACATCTCTTAATAGTTCTATTGGTGAGGTTAGGACTTCTTCTTCCAGCCCGCCGTATTTGTGCAGAATCTTTAATAGGATGCCCGCTATAAATAGATCATCTGCCAATGCCATCCAGGGAAATAGTATATCAAATGGGTCAATTGGTACAGATAGGTACATAACGCACAATATGGCTATGATCTTAATACGGATTGGGCATCTATCAAATTGAGCTTTGTAAGGCTTAAATAGCTTATCTAGTCTTTGCTTTAACATATATATTCATTGTAGCATTTAAGTCACGTAGTGACAATAGGGTCTCTACCGCCGAACTTTTTCACTAATTGGGACCTATATAGTATATATACTATATTAAGATACTAAACCTTGATATGAATGACACGCACACACGCCTACTACTTGATAGTTTCTGTCTACTTCGGCTAAATCATTATATGTAGCTACAGCTTGACAGTAATGGCACTTCTCTGTCTCTTCCGCCTCTAGATAGGCTTCAAGGTTATCTAAGATACCCATGTTATTTATTCCTTGGAATGAGTGTCTGAGGTCCTTCTGTGCCGAACATAGACTTCTTTACTGGTACGCAGTTAGGGACTTTCTTTCCGCCCTTATCTTTCATACCAACCTGCTTATATCCGCTCCAGCAAGCCTTTTCTAAGTTGTCCCATTTATCTTCATCTGGGTTATCTGATTCATATCCCTTTGAGATCTCTTCATCTGTTAATTCAATGTTGTCGTTGTTTTCCATAAGTAAATTATACCACTTAAGCTTCCCCGCCCAATTCATAACCATCAGGGGCAGCACTCACACCGTATCTATCTGGATCATCTAGAATTTGCTCTAGCAGTCCTTCTGGCACATCATGACCAGCATTGATATGTTCCCTAACATGAGATATTAAATGACCATCATCATGTATTTCTTCAGACATAGAGAACAATGAGTATTGATCTGTGGGCTCATTAAGGTAGCAAGCCTGACATTCAATCCAGCCACCAACATGTGGATAGATATATATGTCGCTATCAAAGAATCTTGAGTAGGCCATTACATTGACTTCTTAACTTTATTTAGTGCTTTATGAAACTTTACGTATCTAATTGGGTTCTTCCAAAATCTAAGTGGAAGCTTTATCTTCTTTTTTGACATTATATCCTCCTTATAGATGTATTTTGTTTACAGGCTCTTTAGACCAATGAATGTATGATTTAATATATACTGCTGCATACGCTATAGCTGAAAATATGAATCCGTATTGGCTTGTTATTACTGCATATGTTATCCATAGACATTCGTTAAATAAAAGTACAAACCATCCCCATTTATCTTTTCTGCCTACAAAGTATATACCTGCTACGCCGATTATGGCTAGTATCCATGACCACCACATATTATATCCTTATCGTTAGATATCTATTATATCATTAAATGTGTCAACGTAGTTGACTGGGATCCCTCTACCGTCGCCGATTTCACTAATTGGGGTCTGAATTTCATGATATTGTAAATGAAAGTCTAGTAGATTATGTGTGGTTGCACAAAAACATATTGGGCAATGTGTTATCCACTGAGATTTATCTTCCCAATGTTTACCCACCTATTCGTAGTCCTCTTCTAGAAGCAATGCTGCGTTCATCCATATTTCCCCAGCTGGATTGATTGAGTATGTCATGTACATATGGCTATCGCACATTAGGCACTCGGGCATAGTTTTAAGATTTAGGGTCGTTACATGAATTTCTTCACCACACTTACACTTCCAACCATACTGATATGTCATTGATTGCCAATGTTTAGCCAAAGGGCTATCGTGCCAACTCATTATGACTTTACATTTCTCCAGAAATGAGGTATAAATACCTTTCTGCCGCTTATTAGCTGGTTAGATCCATGAGAATATGGAAGTTTAGCTGGGAACAAAGCTATGCTTCCTGCTTCTGGAGTTATTGTCACATCTAAGTCCTTAAAATATAACTCGCCACCCTCATAGTCTTCGTTGATATAAACAACAAATGAATATTCAAGCATATCTTGATGCTCATTCCAGTCAGCATGTTGTCCCATAACTTCATTTTCTTTATATTTATTTAGCACACAGGCTGAACCTAAATCAATTGGTATATTTATATTATATTCTTTAGCATATTGTTCTGCACAGTTTACCATTGCATCTATTACTTGCTTAACTAAGGCCGCAGACTCTTTATTGCTTTCAGAGTCTTTTAATAGCAAATGTTTCCTATCTCCATAAACATAGGGAGTAGTTCCATCATCAGGGTTAGACTGCCATGGGATCCATGCACTAATTAAATCGTCTTCTATTAATTCTACTTTATCTAACCATTCTTTAGGATTAGGCAAAGCATTTCTAAAAAAAGCTATCTTATCATAAACTATATCCATTTATTCTCCTATCAAGCTTCAGGTGAAGGAATCGGACCTTCATTATCAGTTTCGGAAACTGCTCTACGACCATTATAGGAACCTGAACTGTCCTTGGGGACAATTCGCTTAATTTCAAGATAGCAAACTGGGCACTCTCCTATGTGTAACCAATTACCTGAATCTAAGACAACCATCTCGGTTAACCTTCCTTTTACGCTTTCATTACAATGAACACAAAAGGCACTTAACTCTATTTTCATTACATGGGTCCGCTAAAATCTTTTCCGTCCCATTCATATCTTTCCCCACAATCACATTCCCAAATTGATCCTGAATGCCTTTTTTGAAGGTGTGTTCCAGACATTGTATGAGCGTTTATGGCCCATGGCAGGTCACACTTGTGTGCTGCTTCACCAACTATTTTAATCCATTTTGACATCTTGTTCGGCCTCTTTTAACCATTGATCTTCCCATAATCCAATGAGAGATTTATTGCCAATATCATCAAAGTAATAACGCTTGGCGTTACTATCATATGTCCAACCATACCACATATCGCCTTCCATCCAGCTGCATGAAGCTATATCTGTTAAGTCTGAACCAGTAAATACATCAGACAAATGGTCATACATATGTACTTCTTCAAAGATAGCTTTGCGAAGTGGTGCCCACCAAAATAATTTATGAACTAACCAATCAATCATTCTTATTCCATTTCTCCCAATACGCAACTCCGTCTTTATCACGGTCATTCCATTCTTCCCCGCTCATGTCAATATCTTTTAACATATCCTCTATGACCAGTTTAAGACGCATAGACCTATCTAAACCATCATTCATCTTGGACATCTGGATCCTTTTCCCATGTAAGTTTACCATCTTTATATACTGGCCAGTAACCGAGTGAGCGCCAGTCCATTTTCATAATTTTAGGCTCTTTCATATTTTAAGTATACTAAATATATCCTGAATAGTCAATGGTGCAAGTGGTATAATTATATATGAGAGATATTAATAATCGTATGCTATTAACTTATCCTAGATCTGGCTCTAAGTACTTAAAAGAGCTGATTAATCAAAAAACTGGTTTTATTTTAAAGTCTACTCATGATAAAGAAAAAGTTTTTAATAAATACATTATTTCTATAGTAAGAAATCCTAATGATACTTTAAGATCAAAATATGCAATGCAAAAACACTACGAACCAGGTAAAGTTTTCAATGATTACCCAGAAGCTTACAAAATATTTTATGAAAATTTAATTAATGACTCATATATGTTGATAGACTACAATGATTTAATCAATAATACTGACAGTTTAATTAAATATCTATTTAATTACTTTAATCTTATAGACAACGGATTACTTTATAAAACAAATCTTAAAGATTATGAAGGAAGTAAATATCTTGTATCCAGCAAAACATCTGATACCTATGGAAATATTGATATGACACAATTTGATCTAACTGAGCAAAATAAAATTTATGGCATAGCCTTAAATAAATGTATTAATGTTAATTAACAGTTTCCTGGCTCACTATACATTGCTAAATCTTCTGTATCAAAAATTGCACCATACCAGGTATGTCTATCATTACCATCTACAAAAGCAACTTTATGTTCGAATTCAGGTGCAACTGGTATGGAAACAAATCTTCCTGGCTTTGGGTTTATCTTATAGCTTTTATGTCTAAATTCTAGTTCCCCGCCCTTAAAGTCATCATTTAAATAAACACTAAATGATCTTGCTATATTGTCATTGTAGTCTGGAACTCTTTCATAATGCCAGTCAAAAGCAAAGTCAATTTCTTTATCAATATATTTTTCTTGATACTTTGGAATCAATAATGATTTTGCTTGCTGCTGTGTCATTCCCTTGAATGTTTGTAGCGTTGCAGCCTGTGGGTAATGACCAAATGGCAAAACCTCTCTTATTCTATCAAATATTGGATAGAACCATTCAGGTATTTTGTCTTGTGGCCCTGGTATGGTTGTTACATTTTTTTCATCATCAAGCATTACTTCGGCGCCAATAAATTTATTTAAAACATTTTTATATGGGGACCTCATGGTAACGTACCATTCGTTTTTATCATACATGTATGGCTTAAAAAGATTAATCTCTTCTTCTGTCAGGAAGTTGTCTATGTACCACAGATCTCCGTCAACAATAGTCTTTTCTAATTTCATATTACAATTGTACCATTAATTTTGTTCATAAAAGGACACCCCGTAATAGGTTAATCTATCATTACCTTGATGACTATTAACTGAGTGTGTGTAATCCTCGCCTGCGGGAATAAACACGAACATGTTTGCCTCTGGCTTTACAAGAATATCATTGTTTTTAAAGACAAGCTCTCCTCCTTCAAAATCGTCATTCAAATAAAGCACAAAGCTTCCAGCGACAAGATGATTGTTTTTATTTTCATAGTGCCAAAATAAAGCTGTTTTTTCTTCAACTGGCATTTCTGTCATTTTTTGTAAAACATATGCTTTCTTATATTTAATCATATCTGTATTCATTAGAGACTCTATCTTATTAAATATTCCACCATCTTTATAGAAAATAATTTTATTAGTTCCTTCTATAAACTTATTCCATACATTCTGCATTGGGTTTTTATCTCCGCCCCTTATCTCCCAACCAGAGGGCTCATGCGATTCTTCTAATAGTATTGAAAGTTCTTCATAAGATAAAAAATTTCTAACAACATAAACATTTTCATCAAGATACTCTTTCATCTTATTGCTCAAACAATCTGTCACAAACTTTACATGCATTATATGATTTACCAGTAAATGGGCATGAACCAGCAGTTATTATCTTATGTCCAAACAACTTACACCTTATTGACTTTATCATCTTTCCCCCATTAGTTATACCCAAGCTCTGCTGCCTTTGTATTAATTTTTGCTAAAACTTTATCTGAATCAAATCCAGCAAACTCATATTCTTTTTCAGTAGTAGACCAAAATATTATTGCATATCTATCTCCATCAATAACTTTTTTTCCTCCATGCCATAAGTCTGATGGGAATATAGAAAGATCTCCTGCTGACGGTTTGAATGTTATTCCGCCCATGCTATCATCGTATAAAGGAAAATCAGAAAACGGCACGAAGTCTTTTAAAAAAGAAGCTTCTCCACCAACATAGTTATCATTTAAATATAAAACTGCACTGTAAGATAGGGTAGAGAAATCATTATGTACATCCTGGTGAATCCTTAGCTGGATGTCTTTAGATAGTTTGGTTATTGAAACTCCGTAGAAATAGTGGTCTTTCCCGTCATCCATATGTTCTTTTTGAATTTCCATAAACTTATTTGAGCATCTAGTAATTATATCTTCTAAATCTTTAAACATAGATGGAGGCTTTTCGTCTGGGAATATCGCTCTAACCGCTAGACCCTTGTCGAAAGCAATGCCAACCCTATGTCTAAATTTTTTTTGATCATGACAATTATTGTCTATCCACTTGATTAGAAAATCAATGTCTTGTTTTTCTATAAAATTATTAAATAGCTTTAGGGATGGCATTAAAGTATGCATTTTTTTGGATTCTTTGTTGCCCATATAGGTAGTGCCATTCTAGCACCAGATACAATATTTGTTATCTCATGCATATACTCTGAATCAAATATAACTAGGCTCAGTCTTTTTGGCTTATAGGTTAAGCTATGGTCTAAAAACTTTAGGTAACCGCCATCATAATCATCGTTTAAGTATATTACACCACTTCTAAAAAGGTGCTCAGCGCCCTCATGATTGTCGTTATGAAATGGCAGCTTTGTATTTTTTTCAAACCTTGTCATCCAAAACGCAGTTAGGTATAATTCAAAATCATCTTTAAAAAAATTATAGCATTCATTTAAAAATTTATCGCTATATTTTTTAATAAGATCACTCATTTCTTCATGATCTGATAAAGCGAACTCTTCTGGGACATTGGATTGATACCTGAGATTGCCTGCAGCTAAAGCCTTTTTACCTATTGTAAATTTATAATTATTTAAATAGTTGTTGTTTATATAATCAATGAATGATTGTGCGTCCTCTTCTGATATAAAGTTTTCTATTACTTTAATCTTAGATTCAGGTAACAAGGAGTCGTATGTTCTAAATTCTGATTCTGGCATTATGTCTATAAGCAAATGTATTCTTTCTTCATCGCTATCATTATCTACCGAGTGTGGCTTTCTATTGTTTATCTCCCAACACTCCCCAGCCTTCATGTGAATCTTTTCACCATTTACAGTGTAATAAACCTTATCATTAGTTATTATTGGTATATGAAATCTTCTTACTGTATTAAGATAATCTCCTGAGTCGGTATGCTCTGTTACATTTTTATTACCTTCAAGTTTAATTAGCAGTACTCTAGCAGCTTTACCACAAATTCTTTCTTGTAATTCTTTTATAATTGGCATTACTAATTCATATATTTCTGGATCTTTCAGTGTGGGTAAAAACTTTTCACCATTTTGCCAAAATAAATGGTGGTCTTGAACAATGTATGTATTTGTATAAAGATGAGGATTTCTTCTTTCTGGGTACTGCATATTTTGCCTCGACTGGTCTAGTAGCCACTCCTCTTTTAATGCGATACACTTTTCTTTTATTAATTCTATATTAAACTCTTTAAAGTATATAAAATTATAATTTTTATCTGCTTTATTTATCATTGCTCAGTTATCCCCTAACAACTCTTTGCCACTAACATAAGAATATATTGCATAATCAATATAATTATTCTTTACAATCAACTCTTTTTCATCTGTTGTGAGCATATCTATCAAATCTTTAGTTGTATATACAACTCCCTTGTATTCTGTTGAGGAGGTATTTACCTTATTTAATAGGTTATAATCTATCTCTATATTATAATTCTCAATAAACCATCTATTTACTTTATCCATAAATAGGTCCAAACGTTCAGCAGTATTTACAATATTAAATGATTTGACATTACTCATTGCTAAATCTAAAGAAGTTTTATCATTCCCTACAAACCAAGTAAATGCTTTACCCTCATGAAAACCAATCTCTTTCATTAAGTCATCCCCATAATTTTCATAAAATCCTTTTAAGCTAAAAGACTTTTCATCTGCAGGGTTGCATATAAATCTTGCTTGATAGTTATTATGAAGTGCATAATTGGGATCATTAAATAAATAATATTTAAGTTTATCTAAATAAGTATAAATGGCATCGTATTCTGGTCTGCCTACCATTTGATATTTATAAATAAAATTAAAGTAGCTAACCCTTGCATCTATTGGATTTCTTAGCAGACATGCTACATCCATTGATGGATTTTTTTCAATAGGGTAAGTACCAAAATGACCAGAAACATAAGCTTTATCAAAAACATTAAATTCATTTGGATAGTGTGTGCTTATATATATCCTTAAATCTGTTTCAGATAAAGAATCACGCACACATTTTCCTACAAATTTTCCTGCAGTTTTTGGTATATGCAAAAAATAAAGCTGTTTCAAGGACTACTCCTTAGCTATTTTTTATAGTTGTATTGTAGTACTCTGGTGTTGGGTTTAGGAACCAATTATTCAAATCATCATAAGACATTGTGCGAATTTCTGGTGCGATCTCTTCATGACCCTCTGACGAGTTAAGATTAAGCGTAACCTGATATTTATCTTCTCCGCATAATGTATATGAAACTCTTCCAATTTCTATTGTAAAGGCGTGATCATATGCTACACCTTCTGAGTCAATTCCTGATGAACCTGCTTTTGTAATCATACTTCTTCCTCCTGTGATATTATCATGTCATTTACCACTCCCTCTGGGACGCGGCCTTCTTTTACTGCGTTCTCTTGATTTCTACGGGCATTTGATTTCATGTCTCCGATAGTCAAGCTTTCTTTAAATCCTTCTGGTAACTTTGAATCATCATCTAGACCTGCATAAGGATCTTCTAGCAATGGGTGAGCTTCTCCTAGAGCCCATTGTCTCTTAAGCTGGTACTGATGAATTCTTTCTTTAAGAATCATTCGTTCCATTTCTTGTAGCTCTGCTTCTGAATACCATGCGTCAGCATAGTCCCAGAAAATAACAATAGTATATCTTGTTCCGCCAGTTATTTCTGTAACGCTATGGATGTTTTCTGGTCCGCCTGGGAATGAAACAAATGAGCCAGCAGGAGGAATAACATCTAAACCATGATCTCTAAACTTTAAAACTCCGCCACTGTAATCTGGTTGAGAATTAAGGTAGATACCAGCGTACTGTTTGTTGTCACTCCAGCCCATATCATTTCCATCTAGATCTGAGCTATCCGAATGGTCATTTGCATAAGCTCCAAGTTCCCATTTTTGTGCATGCATGCTGTTAATTTTCATCGGACGCCCCGCGGCATCAGAAACATATTGAACCATTCTTGCACGAAGGTTTGCCATATATTCTTCTGTTATTGTAGTTCCATGCTCTTTATCAAAAGGAGAAACTACGTGCATACCATAAGATCCATAAAAACAAATGTATCTCCACTCTTCAGAATTAGCATTGAAAAATTTAATTAGCTCTTCACACTCTTCTTTAGATATAAAGTTATCGTACTGCCAAATGCCAGTTCCTCCTCCTCCGAGAAGCTTTCCTCCGAGCTGACTGACTACCTGTGTTTCTGACATGATGTCTCCCTTTTCAATATGTATTTACCCAATTATACCATTTCTTGGTTAAGCGGATAGTATTTTTGACAAAGCGTTAATTGTTGCTGCGATTCTGCCAATGTCACGCAGCTGCTCGGTTGAATATCCTTCTTGCTTTAACGTTTCATAATGTGCTTTTACACAGAAATGACATTTACCAATAATAGAAGATGCAAGGCTATATGCTTCAAACTTTGCTTTTGTAGTGCCCCCATGGGAAGCGATAGAATTCATTCTAAGCTGTGCTGGTAGCCCAGATAAATTTTGATCATCTGCCATCTCAATATATGGATACCATACGTTATTTTGTGCCATAATTGCACCAGCAGTAAGGGCTGCATTTCTTTCAACATCATCTGTTGCGCTTGCTGTAATGAAGGCGAGAAGCTTACCGTTACCAGTTGCAAATGCTGCAGCGATAGAAAGATACATGGCATGCTCTGAATCAATAGTTGATCTATTAATTACTGCATCAAGGTTTAGCTTGATGTCTTTAGCATATTCTGGAAGAGAATCCTTAAGCTGGTCTACCCAAGTCATTATAGAGTTTCTCCACCAATTGTTCTATTGCATGCACATAGCTCTCCTGTTTGAAGTGCATCTAGAATACGTAATGTTTCTTCTGGGTTTCTGCCGACGTCAAGGTTATTTACAGTTACATGCTGGATGATGTTTTCTGGATCTACAATAAATGTAGCACGTAGTGCAACTCCTTGTGGTGTTAAAATACCAAGTTGTTCTGCTAGGCCAGCAGTTGATTCTTCTGTCTGATCATTCCATTGCCATCCACGTATTTGATCTGCAAAAGACCAGGAATTAGTCTTAGCTAGGTCTTTATGTGCATTTCTCCAAGCAATTTTGCAAAATTCATTATCTGTAGACCCAGTCATAAGAACTGCATCCCTGTCATGAAAGTCTTTTGATAGCTTGTCGTATGCAACAATTTCTGTTGGGCAAACAAACGTAAAGTCTTTAGGGTAAAAAACAATTACTTTCCATTTTCCAGGAAATGATTTTTCTGTTAAGGTTTCAAATGCATCTTCTGCATAATCAAGTCTTGCTGGCTTAACACCAACAACTGAAAATTGATTGAGTTTATCTCCGATTGTTTTCATAATATTCTTTCTTTTGTTTATAGCATACATTGTGTATACTACCTATTATACAATAGTTATTCGACCTGGTCAATAGATTGTTTTGCTTTTATTTTAATCCATTGACCGATTTTCCCCCTGTTAACTTTTTCTATTAAGACTGGGGCAAAGCTTTCATTTTTAATCTCTGAGCCTACATACTCTTCGCCCGTTTCTAGGTCTATAACCTTATATTTACCTGGGGCTTTAGTGTGTATAATTAGATCAACCGCCTCATCTAATTCAAAGACGGTTGATCCATTTAGCAATTTTCTAATTTTTATAATCCAAGTCTTCAATAAAATCTACTGCGTCATCTATTGTGCGCTCATGTTCTTTATAACAGCTACCGCACTTGATGCACATCGGCTAGATCTTCTTTCTACCAGTTTTCTTAGGTGGCTTAGGTATCAGGCTTGTTTCTCTTCTAATACCATGTTTATTTGTATCCACCCTCATGCCTTGTCTTGGCTGCTTCTTTGTTGCTTCTCTGCTAGTAACAGCGCCAGCAGGTGCACCGCCAGTTGGTGGTGCTTCCATGCCAGTACCATTTTCTTTTTTAAAATTACTCATTTATAAATTGTCTTGTCTGCTCTGGAGTTGAGCTCATGCTTAATGTCAAACCTGAGTCTCCATCTCTTGAAACATCAACAATGTTTGCCTGCGTTCCACCCATAGTGCTTCCTAGGGTTTCACATCCACATTCGTAACACATTAGCCGTTTCTATTTTCCCATGCCCATGCAGCAAATTCAGGTGTTCCTGGAGCTGGTACTGCTGATTTTGGTGCAACTGGAGCTGCTGGTGCAACTGGAGCTGCTGGTGTTTCTGCTTTAATGTTTTCCATATTACTTACCACTCTGTCCTACGCCAGCACCATCTTGTGTTGACTTGTCAGTTACAGGAAATGCTGATCCTGTGTTGTCTGAGTAGTGTGCGTTGATATCATTTGTTCCTGCTGGTGTAGCGGCTTCAAAGCCTCCGCCATTAATTCCATTTGTTGTCATTTTATTCTCCTATAGGTCATTTATTTAGATGGTTCTAGAGTTCCACCTACCAGATAAGTATATCATCTGGTTGATTAGAATGCGTCGGGTGGAGGAACTAGGGTTGTCTTTTGCCAGCTAATTTATTAATAAGTGGCATTACTTTGTCGCTATATTGGTGAATCCTATGGGCATTGATTAATACGTCTGTGGCTCCAAGATTCGACAATTCATTAATTTGATCAGCTATTTCATCTTCTGTCCCATATATAGTATCTTTTTGTAGATCTTTTTTGATCATAGCGTTGTATTGCTCTTCAGCCTCTTCATGGGTATCTCTTATAATTGCCATAATCGCAACCATGTTTATTTCATTTTTAACCTTGTGGTGATTTTTAAGAAAGTCATAGTAAAACATTACATTGCCATGGGCATACATATTGGATGTCTCTATGTCATAGTCTTGAGCAGCACTTATAATAAACTCTACAGTTGAATCTTTTGGTAAAATTTCTCTTATTTTTTTCATATAGTTCCTTGTGTATTCTTGTCTAAAAATATGGTTATCAAATTTTTCTTTTTGAGTTACCATGTTTTCTAATGAATTTTCTTCATTTTGACCAAGTGCACAAACAATATTTATCATTAATCTGTTTTTATGTATCTCTTCAAATGAGGATATCATCATTGCTAAATACTCTGGGGACACTGCATAAGGTCTTATTGCAATCATATATTTAAAAACATGATTCTTATTAAGAACACGAGCTGCTTTTATAAATGGGTCTGGGTCTTGTGCGTGGTATGTAAATAATGAAGAGTAATAGTTGTATTGATCAATTTCATCGGACAAAAGTACCATTCCATCTATGCTTGTATCGTCTAGCCTTGCAAACCAATTGTATCTCAATTTTATCCAATCTTGATATTATTTTTATTAGGACTTAAACTCTTTATGCCAGCATTTGTCACAAATATCTATAATTGGTCCTTCTTTTCTTGATGCAATTCTTGTTGCTTTATTACTACATTCTTTAGACCACTGACAAGTATCTTCAAACACTACTTAGAGCCCTTTGCTTTCTGTCCCCTATAGCCAGTTTTTTTAATATTCATTGATCCAGGCTTTTTTTGTCCACTTGTGTATGTGCCAGCCTGTCTTTGAGCAAGAGCTCTTTGCATTTTATCTAGGTGCTTTCCCATTATTTTATTTTCCCGCCAAATTTAGACCAAGCTCTTTCATGTAAGAAAAAGCCAACCATTTCACATGCTGTGTATATGATTGCAAATGTGCCAGCGTATTCCCAGTGGGCTTCGCCAGTTATAGCCTTTTCAAATAAATAGACCATCGTGCCAACAAATCCAATATGAACTGCTGGCCAAGTAATTGATTTATATAAACTTTTTTTATTTGATTCCATAATTCTATTATACTCTTCGTTTAATAAAATGTAAATGGGGCGGATATTTCACCGCCCCATAAACATTAATTACTTAACTAAGGTAACCTTAGCCTTTGGGTTCTTTGCATTCCACTTTGTAGCGAGTGCATTGAATGACTTCTTTAAAGAAGCAAGTGCTGCAGCATTATCTGCTGTTAGCTTAGCAATAGTTGCATCTTTAGCAAGGACAACTGCATCTGAAGCTGTCTTAGCATCTGCAAGTGCCTTAGCTAGTGCTGCATCTGAAGCAGTCTTTGCATCTGCAAGAGCCTTGGCTGAAGCAGCCTTCTCTGCTGCAAGAGCAGCATCTGAAGCAGTCTTGGCAGCAACAGCATCTGAAGCGGCCTTTACAACTGCAGCATCTGAAACTGCCTTGGCAGCAAGCGCTGCATCTTTAGCAGCAGTCTGTGCAGCAAGTTCTGACACTAGATCACGAACTGCAATCTCTGCAAATGGTGCTAGTGCACGAGCAGGTAGACCAACTACATCAACAGTTGTTGCATCTCCAGCAGTTGTTGGGCTGAATGTGATTAGTGATCGTGTTCCAGTTGCTGGGAGTGTTGCAGTAAACTTTGCAACTCCAAAATCTGAAAGTGTGGCACCAGTTGTTACTGTTGCTGTATCCATAACTGCTGTTGAAGCAAATACGGTTGCAGTAATTGACTTACCAGATACCTTGTTTCCAAATGTGTCTGTGGCAGTTACAGAGATGTCCTGCTTTGTGCCAGCAGCACCTGTAGCAGGAGCAGATACTGTAAGGGTATTAATCTTACCAGCAGTTCCCTGTACGTAGTATGTAAGTTGTGTTCCGCCATTTGTGATTACAACTGTACCAATTGCTGTGGTCTTTGTGTATACCCAGAATGTTGCAGTTGTTCCTGTACCAGTTGCAATTGTCAAAGATGATGATCCTGATGTTGCTCCTACTGGGGCAGCAGTTGTGTGTAGCGCAGACACAATTGTTGCATTTGTTGCTGCTACTGTTACGCTTGTTCCAACATCAACTGTTGCAATAAACTTTAGTGCGTCAGCTGCATCAACTGTGTTATCTGCAGGTACTGGCAATGAAGCTGGTGTGGCAATTGCTGATGCCGTAGTGTTTGCTACAGTATCTAGTGATACTGCAACTGTCATTACAGCAGCACTTGCAGGTGTTGCTACGATTGTGCCCAAAGTCATGGCTGCAACCATGGCTAGTGCGATTTTCTTAAATGAGTTCATTTAATTTATTCTCCTTATTTCCTCTGCGTCTTTATGATCACAGAAATTTAGTGTAGTGCATTTACTTTTACATGGAAAGAGCAGGGATCTCCTCCTTCTTCCCATTCTTGCATTTCTTCATCTGTTAACGGTGGACCATCGTGTGTGTCACAAAATACATCTGACACCCAACCTCTGTCATAACCATTCTTGAGCCATATTTCAAACTCTAGGTGGTCTGCATCGATATCTTCTAGATCCATTTGGAAAGCTCATCAAGCAATACATGCTTTGGCTTAGCCCCAGTAATAGTTTTTACTGGCTTCCCTGACTTAAATAATACCATATAAGGTATAGATGTTACAGAGTATTCTGCTGGTTTAATTGGATTCTCATCAACATTTAGCTTACCAACCCATAATCCACGCTCATTTGATATCTCATCTAGTATGGGAGACACTTTTTTGCAGGGTCCACACCATGGGGCCCAAAAGTCGATAAGGACCAAATCGTGTGCATCTAGAACCTTATCAAAACTTTCATCTGTAACTATCAACTTACTCTCCCTTTAATTCATCCGCTGCTGCATTGAACTTATTCATGAATGTTTGGATTACCCAAACTGCAGTTTCTCCTGCATTAGAAGACATGGCTTTTGAAGCCTCTTCCGTTCTATCTTCAATAGCAAGGGCGTTGTACCATTTCTGGTACAACTCCTCGCCAATCTCTTTAATAATTTCTTCCAATACAGTTAACTTATTATCCATTTAATCTTGCTAACTGCGCTGTTTTGTATGCAGATAGCTTGTCTGCTGCTGCTTTAATCTCTAACTGATATTGAAGCTCTGCATCTGCAATTAGTTTGTTGATTTCTAATTGAAGTGCTGCTTTTGTTGCGGCCTCTGCTTTTGCTTTTGCATCGGCAATTTGTTGAGGTGTTAGAACTGCAACATATTGGTAAGCCAGTGCATCATTAATGCTAATTAGCTTTTTAAACTTTCCCTGTCGTCCAACTGTGTCTACAGAAGTTTGCTTTAGTACATCAATAAGCTGATTCATATTTAGATTTGGCTTTGCTTGCTGCAACTTAATATACTTTGCTGCTGAAACAGCCACCGCAGCAGATGATCCAGCAACATTTTTTACTACTCCACCAGGAGCAGTTGCTTGCCAAAATCCATAATCAAAGAAGTCAAGCTTAGACGCATCGTTATTGCTTGAGATAGACATTTCTCCTTGTTGATCTACATAGCCAACAGAAACTGATTCGTCAATACATGCTGGCCAGTCAATTCTATTATAGTCACGTCCATTGCCTGAAGGAAAGAAAACTGGGACGTCAATCGATGCCAGGTCAATAACCGACTGCTTAGTAATTGGTGTGTTAGGGCAGTAACTTGTTCCTGCTGCGCCAAGGTTATGGTGTCCTTGAGACATGCTTACAGCCTTAATATTATACTTAGATGCATTTTTCTTTACCCAATTAAGAGCATTAAACACAGTTGACTCAAGTGCTACTTGTCGTTGTCCACTTGCGTTGTTACCAATAATTTTAATAAACACAATTTTAGCATTAGGATTATTCTTAAGAAAAATTGATGCCATTTGTGTTCCATGATCAAAGCCATTCTTTGTGATTAGATCTGCTGGCATTGATGCTGCTCCTGGGCCCTCCATGTATGAAAGTCCATTTGGGCAAGTTGTCCAATCAATAAGACAAACTTCTTGAACAATCTTATCCTTAAACTCTGGCAAGGACGTGTCAATTGCTGTGTCTAAAATTGCAATCGTTGGTGCTGGCTCTGCAGCAATCGCCTTGATAGGCGCAATTAGTGTGATTAGTGTGATTAATGCTATTAGTTTTTTATTCATATCTATATTCTACTAAATAACAGCAGAATGTCAAGAGTTATCTGGTTTGTTTTTGTACCATTTTCCGCCGTCTAACTCAGGCGCACTGGACATTCCTTGCATCTCTAATAGATTATTTAATGTCATTTCCAGCAACTGAATAGTCATTTCCATTCTAATTACTGCGAACTCAAGCTCTCTTAATCTTTCTGATTTTCTCAATTTATAAACCCTTTATCTACTGGTGTTGGAGCGGTAGCAACGCTTCCGCAATTAGCGCATTCCATATCTAAGAAATATGTAGCGATTTCATTTGATTCAAACATTACTTTAACATTCCATATATCGCATCCACATGGACAGACATGAGTTGGTGTACCTCTTAAATCCATTGCGTGACTATAGTCTTCTGGTCTGAGCATGTTGATATCTATGGCTCCATCTTGTGCCATAGCCTCTTGCATTTTTTGAGCTTCAATCTGCTCTTGTACTTTATCTATGTAGTAAAATCCAAAATCATATTTTTTCAACATTGATTTAGAGTATTTAATCAAAAACGCTGTTAGGGCGATTGACAGGATAAAAACAAGTACCAACATAAATCAATTATACACTAAACCTGGATATATGTATAGGGGGCAGCCACGCTCATGTTAAACTCAGTTGCTGCTTCTAAGGCTGCTTTTAATCTAAGTTTAGGGTTCTGTTGTTTTTTTGTTGCGTGGAGAGCTCCAAGAGCTATCTGTCCGCCGCTTCCTTCTGCCATGTAGTTAACTATATTTTCTCCAACATGAAAGTCTTCATCTATAGTAAATAGTCTACCGCATACTCCTACTATAAAAATTCCACCAGTATCTTCTTCTGATGAAGATCCAATACTTCCGTAACCGTGATCTTTAAATGCAGCCTTAACAGAATCAACAAATTTAGTTCGCATAAATTTATCTAACCCAGAGTTAGTTTTAGTTGGTGTGTATTTTGGAGGAGTCCACATGTATTGCAAAATTTGTCCCATGCGAAATGAATCTGTAAAGGCAATTCCATATTGACCATTTTTAAAAACTTTAGGTTCTTTTCTTGACAGGATCCATCCCGTTTTATCATCTGAGGCGGCATGGTCAGATCCCATATACACAACACCATTTTGAGCTATAGCAACAATACAAGTCATACTATCAGTATACTATTTATATATTTGTAATGCTAGTGCTCGTCATTATTTTCTAAATTATGTATTTCTATATGGTTTAATGCCATTAGTGTATTCTCAAGTTCGGCTTTTACCTGTATTAATTCTTGTAATGCCTCAAAATATTTGTCTTTCCACTCATCTAGATCTCGCTCAAGTTTATATAATTTAATCTGAAGGTCTTTTAATTCAAGCTTAAGCTCATCTTTTGCTTTTTCTTCCGCCCTTATTTTTTCAGCTTTTTTAGACCTGCGGCCAGCAATTAAGCCAGTGCCCATTCCACTCACAAGTGAGGCAACTAATGTAATTATTATTTGGGCATAGGAAATATTCATTATATCTTATATTATACAGCAAAATCAATCTTAAATTAATAATTCAGATGCAAGAATTTCATCTCCAGGGTATCTTTTTTTAGATACATGCTCTTTAACAAATTCATGTCCAATCTGTCTTCCAGCTAAAATTACTACCCATCTTGGCTCTAATTTACTATCAATGCATGTCTCACACAATAAAAGGTTTATATTCAATAGTGTAGATTTTTTAGCAGATAAGCTATTTTTTGTTTTATTACAGCAATAGCACAATATCTTTTCACTCATTCAAAAACCTCTTCACATTCAGTTTGTTTAAAAAAACGACTAACATCAAACCTGATGCTGTCTCTTGAAAATAGTCCTGCAAAATCCTTTACCAAGGACTTGTATGTTTCTTCGTCTAGATGTTGTTTTATTTTTAGTATTATGTTTTCTGCCTCTATGTAGTCAGATCTAACAAATGTGCAGTCACCACCTTGTGGTCTCTTTAGAGTCTTTTCTGCAATCAAGCCTCCTGGCCCCCACAATTTTATTGTGAGGTGGTCTTTTGCAAAACCCCAATCTTGATACTGATCATAGCCTGCTATGGCATCAAAAACCGTTCTGTAATTATAAATTGATCTTGGAATAGGCTCTCCGTCACGCTGGGTAGTTAGCATCCAGTTTGCATTAATACTTCCATTTTCTTTAATAAAGCGATCTAGTATCAATTGGTGTTCTGGCTTTAGCTGTTTTAGGGCAAGTTCTTTTTGCTCAGCTAAATATTCATCTTGGGTTCTTTCACCTTCTTTTTTTGCAGGAATTATTTGATCCATACTATTTTCCATTTCCAGGTTTCCCTTCTAACTCTACTCTTACTCCGTAAGATTCTAATATTTTTTTTACCATCTCTACATAATCAATCACTCTCATTTTTAATGATCCATCATATCTTCCAAAATTATCTTCATAAAGTCTAATTGCTAGGAAGTCTGGGTACTTGACTATGTCCATCTTTAAATCTGGGGTGGGCTTCTTAAGTTCTCTAATCTTTAAAGCCATTTCTTTATTGTAAAATGTTGGCTTGTTTGGTTCGCCCGTCCATTGATTTATTCCATATTTAAAATGGTCCTTATCTTTATCTATAAAAGTCATTTAAACTTTTTCCAAATTTCTTTTGTTTTGTGAGCATTTCTTACTTTATCTATTTCTCCAGAGCTTAAATAAACTCCGCCCCATACACCATAATCTTTATTTTCAACACCGATATCATAACATATTTTTCTAACTGGACAGCTAAGGCATGCCTCATCTATATTTTTTGCAATAGAGATATCTGATTCATATTTGTCAAAGAATAGATTTGTATCCATTCCAAGGCACAGAGCTAGATCAAACCAATTTACATTTGATTCATCTATACCTAGATCATTTAAAATATTTGACATATTTTTTTGGCAACTTCCAGACTCCTTCATGGTTGACAGAAATTTTTTCTGTCTTACCCCAAGTATCTTTCCTATACATGCCAGTTATGTCAGTATAGCCGCCGCTATCTTTTTTCCATATAATCAAATCATAATTTTTCCAAAATGATTCTTGATTTTTAGTTTGGGATCTTTTTATGAACAGTTCTACACCATCAAGTGTAAGGTTAAGCACTTTTTCTCCGTGTCATGTAAGTCCGCCTAGTATTGCTGGCCCACTAGGATTCGAACCTAGGACCTAGAAGTTAACAGCTTCCCGCTCTGCCTGCTGAGCTATGGGCCAAAGCAGAAACCGCAGTTTCCTATATATTATTATACAGGGTGAACTGCGGTTTTGTCAACGACTATTTGTTTGTTATTTTAATTATATTAACTTTTTTTATTTCATCGTCTATATTAAAAATGTCATGAATATATTCACTTGCATCTTCTGCATTGAAGGCTTCTACCTCAACCTCTACGTCTAATTTAATGCGATATTTATTCATAGTACAATTATATCATTATTTTGCAGCTTTTTTATCTACGGCTAAGAATGCTGCATTAATTTCTGCTACCGTGAGTTTTCCGTCATCCAAGAATCCTCGTGCAAGCCTTTCAACTACAGTGGCAACGCCAAGAGTCCCAGCCAATATAACTGCTTTAGCTGTGCTGATTCCTACTACTGCTCCCGCTCCAATTACTGATAGTCCTGAAGCAGCAAATACTGCAATTATACGCATAACAATATTATTAATACTTGCAATAGCTCCTCCTCCAACATGGGTTGGTTTTTCTATATATGCTTTTGCCATTATTTATCTCCTTTTCCTGCAAAATATCCACCAATAATTCCTATTAGTCCTACTAATGCATTTTGCACTAATGCGATTGCATCTTCGTTTGTTCCATATTTTTCACCTGATGTTGATTGTTGGAGAAGCATTGAAGCATATTCTCCAATTACTACAAGACCAATGAAGCCTAATATACCAAGTGTAATTACCCACATTAATTTATCTTTCATTATTTATCCTCTTTTCTTAGCGGGATTGTAATTAGCCAGACTACTGTTACTGCTAATACTGCAATTCCAACTATGTCTCTTGCTGATCCCGTCAAAGTTAGCCATGCAATAAAGAAGCCAAGGAGGGTGAATGCCTGTGCAATTAATTCCATTCCTGCATCTTTAAACCATTTGATTAATCCTTTAAGCATTTTGCCTACAAGATTGATGGCTTTATTGATTATTTTCATTTGTTCCTCCTTATCATTGCCCCTGCAATTTGTGATGCAATGACCACTGGGACAATTACTTCCTGCGCTTTTTCTCTCTGATCATCTGTCATATCCATACCTAACTCAGAAAAATTAGATAGTAGTTCTACTGGGTCCACTTCAAACACTGCTCCAAGTGGGTCTGCTAAAAATGCTTCTGTTTGTACTTCTGTTGTTGCATCTGCTAATGTAAATGGCATTGGGGTATCTCCTGCATCCCCTGCTCTTTCTGCAAACTCAACAAATGCTGCTGCTACTGCAGGGTTAGATTTCATTGATTCTGCAACCTTTGCAACTTCTGCTGGTGCAATACCAAGGTCTGCTGCAACTTCAGCCTTTGCCTCTTGTGTTAAAGACTTAAGTGTTTGGCTAACTGCTGCTGTTTGCTCAACAGAAAGCTTAACTAATTTATTATCCTTGCTTGTAAGGTTTGCTATAACTCCAGAAAGATCTTCTGAATTTCCTGTACCCTTTTGTGGGATAAGTGCTGCCAATTCTGCATCCTTAATTACTGGATCAATATCTTCTGCTGGCTTGAAGTCTGGTCTTGGAAGTGGTTTAGGCTCTGGAGAAGGCTCAACAGGAGGCTCTGGAGTAGGCTCTGGCTTTGGTTCAGGGTTTGGGGCAGGTGTAGGCTTAGGCTCTTCTGGTTTTGGCTTATCAGTAGGCTCTGGCTTTGGCTTGTCTGTTGGTTCTGGTTTAGGTCCAGGCTCTGTAGGCTTTGGTCCTGGCTGTGTAGGCTTTGGTCCTGGTTCTTCTGTAGAGGTATTGCCACTTGGTTTTGGCTCAGGCTTTTCTGTTGGTGGTGGGGAAGGCTTTGGCTTTTCTGGTTCAACAGTTGGCTTTGGCTCTGGTGTAGGTTGATTTGCTGCAGCATTGGCTGCTGCTTGAGCAATTGCTCTTTGAATTTCTCTTTGTGATTGCTCATCATAGTAACGCCATGCGTCATCAATGGCACTATTAACATCAAGGATTGCGTTATTAAAATTAGATATAGAATTATTCTTTTCAGACAAAGCATCTGCTGTATCGTTAACAGCATTGTCATACTCAGATTCTTTATTAGTTAATGTTTGATTTAGTGAATTTAATGTTGCAACTGCTTGGTTATAAATATTTAGTTTATCATTGTATACATCTTGGGCTGCGTTCTTTGCAGCGAGTGCATTGTTGTAGTCGTTGGTCTGTTCTTGAGTTGCCCCAGATCCAGAAGAAAATGTGTTTAAATTACAACTAAAGTTTTGTCCCCATACTCTTGGATTTCCAGCATAGTCACAACCTGCTCCAGTCCATCCTCCAGGTATAGCCCATCCAAGGTGATAGGATCCTGGGCCACCACCGTTGTACCACCATATTTCTACATCAAAAACCTTGTCTATTGTTACATCATATATTGGAGAGTATGGGCTCCAAGTTGTTCCTTGCTCTATCCAGTTATTAATAACCAACTCTCCATCAATATACATTCTAAATCCATCATCTGTATATCCTGCAAATTTTGTTGATGTAAACCATGACGGTACTGTTATTTTTCCAGTAAATTTAACTATAAAGTTTTCATATCTATTACCACAAACTGGACGAGTCATGTAGTTTCCATTTAGTATTCCACTACATAAGAATTGATCTGTGGCTGCAAGGCCATCAACCCTGATTAAACTATAAACATTGTATGATAAACCAGCACCACCAGCATTATTTAATGCTTGCTGAGCAGTTGATAAATTAATATTTGCTACACCAAGAGCATCATAGGCATTGTTCTTGTTAGTTAGTGCAGTTGCTACTGTGACTGTTTGCCCATCTACATTTGACTGAGCAATTTCTACTTCTTCTAAGGCTAATTCTTCTGCCTCTACTGCATCATCATAGTCTTCGTAAGCAGCATCTCTAACATCTCGCAGATTTTTAGCATACATAAACTTGTTTTCTGCTATGTCAATTAAATTTATTAGACCATCTTTATAATCTAGCTTATCTACTGCCGAATTTAAATTTTCAATTTTTTTTGCGGCTACTGTTAAAGGGTCATCGCTGTAGGCGGGGGACATAAAAAGCCATCCAAATGCAAGCATTATGGACGCTGTTATTCTAAATAACTTTTCCCTTTTCAAGTATAGCTCCTATGCAAACAAGATGTCTGCTTAGTTAATTATACCACTTTAGTTATTTAGGATTATCTGTTTTGTAAAAGCCATTGCCCTTGAATTGTATGCCAAATGGTGTAAAGAATCTAATCATTTCTGATTCACACTCTACGCATGTATATCCTGGGTCGTCATCTTTAATTGATCTATGGATTGACATCGTGGCATGTGCATCATCATATGAGCATTTATATTCGTATACTGGCATTACTTTCTACCCCATTTAACTTTATTCCACCCACGCTCATGGAAATAATAAAGAATAGTTTTTGTAAATACCTCAAAGCTTGCAATTGCTCCTGCTGTAACTGGCTCTTTGGTTATAGCCCACGATATGATAAACGTGTCTGCTGTTCCTATGACACGCCAAGTAATTGCTTTTAATGCTGATCTTTGTTTACTTACGTTCATCTTTATCCTCAGAAAAAAGTCTTTCTTCTGCTTCGTTCATTGCCTTTCCAGCATTTTCTAATTGTTTAAAGACCCATTTCCCTACGTTTTTCAGTTGCTGAAATAGCATGAATCGCTGCCCCCAAATCTACTTGTTCAATCTTATATCCCACATCACGACCATATACAATGTTGGTAATGTTAGGCATCTTGATAACCATTGCTTTGTCCATTACTGAATCATTAGCAATATACTTTTTAACCTGATTAAAATCAAGCGGATCTTTTTCGCTAGTCTTATACGTATTTCTAACACCTAGCATTACCTGGGCCGTTCTGTTACCCGCCTCATCATATAAAGCATGATGCCCTTCATGCCATGGCTGGTAGCGACCAAGCATTAATGTTGTTGGTTGTCTCCAATCGTGCAATTGAAAATCAACACATGCAACCCTAGCTGCAACATCATATTCTGTCATGTCATCAAACATTAAATCTGGATTCGCTGGTGTCTCCCACATTGCGGTTGTATCTGGAAAATCTCTGACTGGTTTTCTGTTCATCCAAACAACTTTATCTGGGTTTCCAAAAGATGCTCTTGTCTCTGCTGTTGGGTTAACAAAATCTACAACAACATGGTAACCTTGATCAGAAAGTAGCCTTGATAACGCTCCCATTCTGCGAGCCTGCTCTAACCTATCTTCTGGGCTAAACCCTAGGTCTTTATTTAGCTCTGCTCTGACTGCGTCTGCATTTAAATGAACGGCGTTTATTCTATCCGCTAGCTCTTTTGCAAATGTAGTTTTTCCAGAACCTGGCAAACCAATTACTTGTATAATCATGAGAATCTTTCCATTAAATAAGCAGCCAGAATTTGGCAGATACTAATCCATTATAGCATTTGTATAACTAGAGTTGCAAGTTATTTTTTATATCCCTTTGCAATAGCAAGCGCAGCTGCTGCGTCCATTCCATTTGGATCAATCCAAAATCCTGGAATTAAATATTTCCAACCGCTTTTAACAATATGAGCTGTGTGGCTATATGGCTCTTGTGATGGAAATATAAGAATACTTCCAGCCTCTGGCTTTAAAGAAAAAGTTATTTTTCCATCATTAATGGGATCATCTAGTGCGCCTTGGGCTGCAAATTCATTTGGTTTTTCAAATTCTTTTACCATATGATTCCATGTGTTCTCTGGGAATTCTTTATCGGGATTACTAAGTACTCCATCACGAATACAAAAAGAAATTTCTCCACCCTCATAATCATCATTTACATAAAGAATCATAGAGTACTTAAGTCTGGTGTCGCCTTCTTGTGCGTCGTGGTGTGTACCCATCCATGTATTCTCTTTGTATTTATGAACGTTCATTTGACTAAGGATTACAATTTCATCTTCTACATTTCTTTTTTCCTTGTAGTCTTTTGCAACCTCATTGAAACCATTAAATACTGTATCAAATATATACTTGCATCTGGCAAGATCTTCTGGGGACAAGTCTTTTTTATCTATGTCCTCAAGGCTATTTAAAAGCACTCGCTTTTTTCTTCCATACCAATAAACTGTACCTCTGTCTGCTTCGACACCCCAATCAATCCAGTTATCTATAATATCTTTAATTGAATCTACATTTTCTGTGTCCTCAATAGCTGCTACTAAAGCATAAGGGTCTTTAATGACATTCTTATAATAGTAAACTCCATCATGTAATTCTTCATGGTTTATCATTTTTTACCCGCTTTTTCTCTAGCTTTTGCTAGTGCATTAAAATCTTTAACTTTTGTTTCTCCTAGGTAGCCCCATGCATACCCGTCATTTATCATCATTTCATTTAGTGAAATTGTGCTTCCATCCACATAAACCCAGCCAAGTATTCTTCCATATTTTTCTGAAGAGTCCATCTTTTCTGTTTTAATAATTACAGACTTTGCATCTTTAATATTTTTCTTTAAGTAATCTTTTGCTTCTAATCCTAGGGCTTTTTCTTTTAGGTCTTTTGTTCTTGATTCTGGCGTATCAATTCCAGCAAGTCTGACACGTGATGCAAAAAGGATATCAAATCCTAAATCAATTAGTACGTCTATAGTGTCACCATCAACTACATTTTCTACCTTTTTAACATAATATTCGTACATTATTCCCCCTATTGATATCTTTCACTTTTTGTATGCATTATTGTCATCTGATCTACATTGACATGGTTTGGCAATGAAATGATCCATCTTACCGCTTCACCTATATCTTCTGGCTTTGTTGCTATTTCTTGTGGAAACTCTGGCTTAGTATCAATTGCTCCTGGTATGATCTGTGTGACCTTTATCCCTTGACCCGATACTTCCATTCTTAATGTCTCTGCAAATGCTCCTTCAGCACGTTTTGCAACCACATAGTTCCCGCCTCCTTTATATGGGTATAGGCCAGCGATAGATGTAATTACTATGATATCACCAATACCATTTTTTTTCATATGAGGGATTATTA